TTTTGACGTAACATGCCCTTTCCCTAGTACTGATTGTACTAAACCTAATAAAATTCCATTTACCATAACCTATTTTAATTTTTAATTTACTAACCTAACTTCAAATAATTGGTCAAATTGATCTACAGTTAATTTTTTCTTTGCTATAAAGAATGATTTTGCTTCTTCTATACTTCGTGAAGGTATGTTATTAATAGCTTCATCTGAATTTTTAGTGAAAAGACCGTAGCGTTTCATAGAGTTTATTTTTATTTAATATAATGAATTATTTTTGGGGAGCAAAGTCTTTCTTGAAAAATTTTCCAAGAATGTTGTCATTTATATACTCATTTTGAGTTTCTAAAACTTCATTTATAAAAAGATATTTAGTCTCGTAATAAGTAAGAAGTTTTTTAGTAGGTACAAATGTAAGTATCTCTCTTGTAAACTCCAAATGTTTTTTGTCTTTTATTAATTGTTTTATTTCAGCATGTGAACCATAGTAAGTTTTCCAGTCAGATTCTTTTATTACAGTTTTTTTCTTACTAGCTCTACCATCAGTAAGTAAAGCTAATTCTTTCTTACCTAAAGCTTTTTTCTGTACTGACATTAACTGTTTTTTACCTAGATATTTTCTTCCTGTAGGAGTGTGAGTCACAACATAAATAAACCCGAAAGGGTCTCCGGGCATGTCTGATAATTCTTTAATTTCTTTTTCTTTATATAACCACATAATTTTTATTTTAAATATCGTACCTTACTACTATTGTTGTATCAGCAGTGGCTGATAAGGGTAAAGGTTGAGCTAATTTAGCTACAGCTAATAATTCATTTGAACCATTATATAGTCCTACAGTTGTAACATAGGGAGCAAAATCTGAACTTATAGCGAAGGATTTTAATGAACCTGATGTATCTGAAGTTAAAGTAGGATTATGAGACATATTAAATTCATTTTCTCCTATCTTACAACGTACCTCGTTTTCATAAATGATATACTCATTTTTGAATCCTAATACAGCGTTTATGTCTTGTGTTATTGCAGCCATCTTATTATAAATATTGAAGCTTATTAATGTTTTTTAAAAAATATTCTTCATCGTTTTCTAAAAATTCTTTAACAGGGAATGTTGTTTTTATAATAGAATTTGAAGTAGTTTTTATTTTATTAATGAAAGATTCTTTAAAATTTATATTTTTAAAATTACCTTTAATTAAATAATCACCTTGAGTTGAGAATGAAGGATTAGTTCTTAAATCTAATTCTTCGTATTCCTCTCCTATTTGTTTTCTTACATATCCTATTCTTAGAAAATCATTATCATAAGAAAAATTTAAATCAGATGTATAAATAATATCTTCAGGTTTAGTATTTACCCAACTTATATCTATTAATATATTGTATTTATTAAAAGCTATATCATACATATAATGCATATAATCTTCTAAAACTATATAAGAAGTAGGATTACCAATTATAATAATATCAATATCTTCAGTATTATTAAAATTCCATAATACATCTCCTACAAGATATAAATCATAATCCTTCATTATTTCAGAATCATTTTTTATTTCTAATAAAAATTCTTTTAATTTAGAATAAGTAGGTCTTTCCCAATATTTTTCAGTAATAATTTTACCTCGTTGGTAAGAAAAATACTTTGAGGAATTATAGGGTTTAGCGAAAACTGACATTTATTTTATTTTTTTCTTCTTTTTCTCTTAGATGTTATTAACTTATAAACTAATACTGAAAATTTATTACCAACATAATGTATTATTTTTCCAAGTTTATTATCTTTAGGTAATACTCCCATTCTATAAGCCATATGTTCAGACCATGGTTTTAAAACAAATGAATAGAAATATTTAGAGTATTGAGGATGTTTAGTTAAGAAATTAACAATAGGTTTAGCCCAAGTTAAATAACCAAATAATCCTTCTTTATTTGTTCTTAACATTAATCTACCAAATTTTTCATCTGCTTCCCAAATTGCTTTAGGTAGATAACCTTGATTGTAAAATAAATTACAAAGAATTTTTACTGGTCCAATATTAAAATTAGTGTTCCAAGGGTTAGCCCCGTCAGCCGGTACAAAATCTGTAAAGTTTATTTCTAGTAATCCTGTTCCACTCCATAAAGATCTATCAATAGTTACAGAAGCATCTGGTGTTCCCTCAGAATTATAATATACATTAGAAGTGTAAGTGTTAACTGATTGATAAACAGTAGTACCAATAAAAGTAGGAGTACTATCATTTAATTGAGTAGTTACAGAACCATTAAAAATAGGAGATGAACCTGAGCATATTATTGTTCTTACATCCCCTTCAGGTTTTAAAGTTCTAAAAGGGATATTTAAGGTACTTAATGTCTGCATAACTAAATTAACAGTAGCTCCTCCAAATAAAGAATATTCAACTCCTTCATGAGTATAATATACAGTATTATTTGAACCTATCATACTATTTCTTAACCTTACAGTGAAAGGTGAATTTGTTGGTGGTGGAGTTGTTTGACATGAAGCTGATACTAAATTACTATAAGCTGATAATCCTAAACTACAACTATCAAATACTCTAAAATATACCGGAGTAGCTTTAAGTGGTAATAAAGGTAAATTACTTATATCAATAGATGAAGTATAAGTAGATAATGAATTTGTAATTATTACTGAACCTGTGTTAAATGAGAAATCAGATACAGTACTATATTCTATAGTTGATAAAATAGCATTAGTTGATCCTGAATTGAAAAATAACCAGTATCTATAATCATCTAGTCTACTACAATTTCTAACAGCAGCACTTATAATGGTAGGAGGTAAACAACCATCAATAGAACAACTTATTGGGTCATAATACCATCTTCTAAAGATAGGATAATTACCACTAGGGTCAGTACAAGGAACTATAACATCTCTTGATTCTGATATAAAAGGTTGATATAAAGTAATAGCAGGTCCCAATAAGGTACTACCACTAGAATAACTAGATGTCACAATAGCTCCTATATAAGGACCTGTTGTGAAAACTTGATCTACTCCTGAACTTGATATGTATCCGTTATTTGGCATTTTATTTTATTTATTAAGGTGACGCTGAAGCTGATGATAAAGATAAATTACCAACATTAGGTTTTGGTGTAGTACAGTTATTAATTGCTGTAATTACTCCAAGATTATTTATATTAACTGATTGGTTACTACCACCAACATCAGCAGTAATATACCACCAAAGATTATCTCCATCTATAGGTGTAGCGCATATTTCATCATTAAATACTGTTTGTCCTATTGCTATTAATGGTATATTTCTGTACACATTTAGGAATTCTTCAGGTAAAAGACAAGCATCTTCAGCATTAAAATATCCAGTTGAACTTATAACATAAGTGTATCCTTCAAATGGAGTTAAAGTGGTTGTTGTTGTTGTTGTAGTTGTAGTAGTTGTAGTTGTTGTTGGAATAGCTGAAGTATCACAATATGAACCACTATAAATATATTTTCTACCATAAACTTCTTGAGTTTTAAAACCTGATATGCATGATCCTGTATCTTGAACATATACAGTGAATATACCTCCCTTTAAATTAAATGTTGAAAGTACTGAACCTGTTGATGAATAAGATGTACCTGTGTCAGTTTCTTGAGCAAAATAAGTATAATTTCCTAAACCACCAGTAGCATTAAATATAATTTGATTTGAACATGAATTTATATAAGAAGCTGTAGTTGTGAAAGTAATTGGGGCTGAACTTGTTATATTAAATGAATTATAATAATTTTGACAACCATATAAATCCGTAGTAAATATAGAGGCTGTCCAACTTCCTGTTGCTAAATTTGAAAAAGTTAAAGCACTTGAAGTTATAGGAACATTATTAATAACATAACTACCTGTTGGATCAATAAAATTTAAACGTAATCTGTCAATAATATTACTTAAATTTATATTTATTTGTCCAGTTGATGAACCATAACAATTAACATGACTCATAGTCACACTAGCAGTTAAAGGTGGATAAATATCTAAATTATAAATTGAACTAGTTGTACACCCAAAATTATTTTTATAAATAATAGTATGTGAACCTGTACTAAGGCCTGTGAATTGAGTTGGTAATATAGAATATGGTCCTCCATCTATAGAAGCAGATGTAGCTGTACTATTTGATACTGATATAATACCATCAGTTGCAATATTTGAACAAGGTAATTTTGTAATAACAGTACTTGAAGTTATAGCTGGGAACATTGTTGAAAATGAAGCTGTAGCTATTTCTCCAAAATAATCTTTTACATAAATAGTATTATTAAGTGAAGATGATATACTTCCACTAACAGTCACGTTAAATAAAGGACTAGCACCAATATAAGTGTTTCCATTATCTAATGAGTAACTATAATAAGGTACACCATAATTTATTGAGAAAGTAACAGGTAATAAAGATGCTGTACCAAAACAAACTGATGAAGAAATAATATTTTCTATCACTAAAGGTTGAGATGTTATAGATAAATTTATTGAACCTGTATTACTTATTAATCCTGATGAATTAACTATAGTATAACCTATACTATAATTTCCAGGTATCACACTAGCTTGGTCTTGGATTATATTAATTAATCCATTATTATAAGTAAAATTAGGAAATGTAGAACCTGACACAGATGAAGTAGCAAAAGATGAAATGTTTATTGTACCACAATCACAAATATCATTACCTAAGATATCTAAAGCTCCTGGTGAATCCATATTAAAATATGAAAAGTAGTCATTCACTGCACTTGGAGGAGCTCCAAATACACATAAATAATCTTCATCAGTAATTACAATTAAACCATGAGAGTAAAATACATTTCCTACATACTCTAATTGTAAACCATTACCTACTAATTCTAAATAAACATCTTTATCATATATAGCTGATGAATATTTAGCGTAATTTCCTTCATTTCTCCAGTTATATAAATTTCCTTCACCATCATCTCTTAAATAATACCCCGAACCTGAGATATAAACTGAGTTTGGGTTTAGTCCTGATCCAAATACATTTTGGTCTATAGATACTATTACTACTTTTCCTCCTCTATCAGCATCAAATACAGCATTATCATTATAAAGATCATCAGAATCATATAATACAGGGGTATTACTACCAGTAGTAGTTGGAATTCTTCTAAAAGTAGACACACCTGAACCTGAGGCTAAAGTATTTTGTTCATAGTTAAAATAAGAAGATGAATGAAAAAATTCACCAGTTAATGAACCTGATGTATAATTTTCAAAAAATAAATGTTTTATAGAATCAAATACTAGTCTTCTATATTCGTCATTAGAGGTTTGAAGGTCATTGATAGGATCAAAAAGGTAGGTTCTAGATATAGGTAAATTTTCACCTATATAAATCGTAACACCATTTTGAGACAAAGTAGTATTTGTAACCTCCCATTGCTTGTTAGCTATATAGGAGGTCAATGTTATATCATTTGAACTTAATGTTTTGTAAGAAAAACTCATTCATTAAAAGTCTAATTTTACTCTAATAAGAGCTTCTTTTGTAAAATCCTTTACAAGAGGTTTTGATAGTTTAGCAACAGCTAATAATTCATTATTATCATTATACATTCCTACTGTTGTAATAAATGTTTGAGGATTGTTAACTAATGATGGATAATAAAATTCTCCACTACCACTTATCATAGATGGGTTAGTAGTGTAATTAAAATCACCATTTTTAACTCTAACAAATATATAATCTGATGTTATTGTTTCTTCACTATTTAGTTGAAAATTAGCTCCTAAACTCATAGCTCTATGTAATCGTCTATTAGTATTGTTTAAGGCATTTGCATTTAAACCTAAATCTGGTGTTAAACCTATACCTCCTTGACTAGCAGATAAAGCTAAAGCTCTAGGATTTAATAAAATTAAACCTACATCTGGTAAATACTTACCGTATGAACCTGATGCAGTATACCCAGCTGCCGAACCTGTGAAATTTGAAGTTGTAGTAATTCCATTAGAACCACTTACAATATCAAATACTCTACCAGCATCACAGTAATTTACAGTTGTTGTTGATATACTATTATCAGTTAATTTAATTAAAGATGAATTTACACCATCTGAACCTGATAACCATAAATTAAATGTTCCTAAGAATAATTTTTCTTTATAGTTAGCTCTATTAATGTTTATAACATAAAGATCAGGTGAATTAGTGTTACCAGTTCCAAAATTGAAATTAGTATTCTCATCTCCATTAACTAATGTTCTAAATTGACCATAAGTAATTCTTGTAGGAGTAGAACCAATAACTGAAGCATTGATAGGAGCTGAACCCGAACCTTCAAATTGCCCATAAGCTAAAGAAAATTGAGGTAAAGCTGTTGCATTTGAAATTGGATTTACAGCATATACAGGTAAATAGGCATTATTAGTAATTCCTGCTGATGATGTAAAAAATGATGTTAATGTAGACGCATTATTGCTCCATAGAGTTGAAGTGATTGAATCTGCACTTACTACAAAGTCTTCAGCGTTAAAAGGTATATAGCTCATGTTTTTATTTTATTAACTAGTTACTTTAGTTATAGTTACTGGTATTGTTAATCTTGCTCCTGAATCTCTACCTGTTATAATTAAGGTAGTTGTTAATGAATTTCTTGAACCAAATAAAGTATTAACAGTAGTTGCTGTTAAGTTTATAGTAGCTCCAATTACAGTTCTTGAAACATTAGTTCCAATAGTAGTTGTTGAATTTAAAGAAGCTGCTTCTGTAGTATTAATACCTACACCATTAAATGTAGACATTAATCTTGAATCACCAATAGTAGCTGTGTATCCTGAAGATTCAAATGCTGTAGTTGCTCCTAAGTAGTTTAATGTTTGAGGAGTAATTGCAAGTGAAGCACCTTGACGTAATGTTATAGTAGCATAACCTACATCTAGTACAGGTAATTTAGCAGTACCTCTTGGTAATGTTAAAAGTTTATACTTCATTATTTGAGTTTCATCAGGGAATGCTTCTAATATAGGCATAGCTTCAATAGCTTCACCATAAAAAGCAGATCCTGATGGGTGATAAGGATTATATAAAGTATAATCTATTTCATCATCAGATAATGAAAATTGAGTGATTCTAAAAGAACCATCATTTTTAGCTAATAATTCACGTCCTTTTTTAGTAAGAATAGCGTCTATAGTTACTGTGGTATTATTTAAGTATCCCATTGTATGTTTTGTAATTACTAATTATAAATATATGTATTTTTTATTTCTTTAAATTAAATTTTGTGATTTTAATACTTTAATTATATTACCTGCCTCTGCTTTTAATTGAGGATTTATATCTTCAGTATATAAAATTCCAGATGAAGTAAGTCCATCATTTTTTTCATGACTTATAACAACATTAGTTTCATCAGGGATTTTAGCTAACATTATAAAATCTAAAATTTGACCTATAATAGGACCTTGAGGATTATTTTTACATGCTTGACTTGGAATATTTGTTGTAGTGATATCACTTGATACTTCAAATACTAATCTACCTGCATATGAACCGGTACCATTAGTTCCTGTACCTGGATTTTGAGTAGGTGGTATAATATTTGTTATTTCTCTTTCAAATATTGAAGAGAATGGGAATTTTCCACTTTCATGATTATAAAATCTAACTAAATCTCCTTTTTTAGGGTTAAAATATTCTGTTATACTTTGATAGCCTAATTCTAAAGATTGAGTAGGTAAAACTTGAATAATAGTATTTCCATAATATTGCCCTCCAGGAACATAATGGTTATAATATAATTTAGATAAGTCATATGAAGCAGTCATTAATAAAAATTGACTACCAGATTCTGCTTTATTTCCTCTTTCAAAATACCAATTATTAGAACTACTAGCATTAGCACCTGAACCTGATAAGAAACCATAATCAAATGAACCTGTAAGATAAATTTGAGCAGGAGCTTGGGTAAAATAGTATGTACTACCTAGAGTAAAAGGTGATATTACTGCTGTAGGAGCTGATGTAAATCTAGGGAATGAATTAGCATTATTTTGTCTATTAAATTCAAATGTTTGACTAATATTACCTACAACTCCATTTAAATTTCTTAATTCAATATTACCATTTGGTATTCCTGCAGGTAATATTATTAAACCTTCAAATGGGTAAGTAGCAGTTATTACTATTCCATCAACATCATCTAAAGGATATGTTCCTGAACCTGTGTTTAAACGTACTAAATTAGTTGAGGTTTGATAAGTATTTTGAGCAGGAGAAGCTGTGAAAACTACATTACAATCTAATGCTAAAGCTGAAAAATCATCATATCCCCTTGGATGATGACATAAAGGACAACCTGGGCCACTTACAAGTGCTGGTCCATAAACCCATCCTGTTGAACCACCACGTGGATCAGATATTGCTGCTCTTTTACCAGCAGGAACTCTCATACTTTGGATAGCATCATTTAAGTTAACTACACCAGCATTAGTAGTATAAGTTGACCATGCGCTTTGATTACCAAGAGCCATAATCTCAAATCGATCACCTGTACCATTTAAACCTGTATATAATATAACAGGATCATCATTTGGTGGTGATAATTTCATTGTTACAGTTACACTTCCTGTTATTCTTTGTCTAACTTCTACATCTGAAGGAGTAGTTCTTACTACTGGGAAACTTATACTTGAATTTATAGTAGTACTTAAAAAACTACTTACTTGAGGAGCTGTAGATGTTATAGAGGTAGTTAAAGTAGGAAGACCTAAAGTAAAACCTGGATTTATACTTGCTGTAACTTGAGCACCAGCATTTGGATTAGGAATTGCTATATCTTCTGTAAATGTAAATTCTAGATTATCCCAAGTTGATTGTAGATTAGAAAAATTTTGAAGAATAGGTTCATATCTAAATCCACCTGTATAAATAGCTTTTAAACCATTTAATGCTTTTTGATTTGAAGGAAATTTTGTATTATCTAAAGCTATATTAGCATTAGTTTTATTAAAAATATCTTGAACATCAAATAAATTATTATTAGCTTCTGTTAACTCAATAATATTTGAAGCGCTATCAATTAAATATTTTATATTAGCATTACTTCTTCCTGAAAGAGTAGATGACTGAGAAGATATTTCATTAAAATAAGCAAATTTAACTGAATTTAAATTAATAACAGGATCTTTACCAAATGATATATCGTCAGTAGAGTAAATATTATATTTTTTACCATATAATGTACTTCCCTCATACCTAGGTTGAGTATGTCTTTTTAAAGTATAATTACTATCTTGAACAGGAGCATCTAAAAATGGATAATCAGTTGTTCTTAAACTTAAAGCTAAACTAGCACTTAAAAAGTTTATATTAACAGGAGTATTTGGGTTATAAGAATAATCTACATCTAAATAATTATTAGTTGTTCTGGCATTTAATACATTATTTAATGTAGGTAAGAAAGGTAATTCAGAATATCTGTTAGCTATAGCTACAGACGCTGATATGTCTAATTTATTTTTTTCATAAACAATACTTCTACTTTGAGGATAATAAATTGTAGCTTCAGATCCTCCTAATTCTCCTGTAAATAATTCTCTTCTATCATTATGATTAAAAAGGAAAGGTGGGAGTAAGTCATTAGTTATATTTTCAATATAATCTGTATTTAAATCTAAATTTAATCCATTAGAACCTGATAGGAAAGCTGTTTCTATAGAACCACTATGATCTATAAAAGTAAATGAAGGTTCAAATCTAGCATTTTTATTTCTTTCTAAAATATGAGATTTAATAGTTAAACCAGTTGAAAGGTTAGCTTTAGCAGGAACAAAATCCTTTATCATTTTAAATAATGAATTATCAAAATAAGATAAAAGTTTTATTAAATCAAATATATTTTGTGATCTAGAATATTTTTGGAAATAAAAGTTTTTTAATTCAATTAAATTAGGATATGATGATAGAGATGCTAATCTAGGATCACCTATATACTCATCAATATTAAAAGTTCCTAATTGAGATATTATATCTTCATTAATAGAATCTTGAGGAGATAAAGATATATCTACAATTGATAAATCATTTGTATAAGGAATATTTCCTGGTTTTTGAATACTAATGTAAGGAGTTAATACGTCTCCTGGTATTAAATTTGGTTCAGTTATTCTTACTTTGTTATCTACTTCAGTTATAGCTCCTATATTAGGAGTATTAATTAATGAAGTGTAAACAGTAGTATCATATGAAGCAGACGCTAAATTATTTATTTTAGCTGTTGATAATACTATAGAAGTACTACCTGATTCAAATAAGAATGAGGATGTTATTTGGTTACCTGCTATTGTAGGATGAGCTGAAGTTAAGAATTGAGTTAAATTGTTATCTAATTCATTCCCTAAAGGTAATCTAAAACTTAATTCAGAATATGAAGCTGAAGGGTCATTACCTACTATAGAACGAGGATTTAAAGTGTGATCATTAAACGAAGTGTTTTCTAAATTACCTATCCAATATCTAAATTCTTGAAATGAACCACTAAATATATTATTAGGGGCTAAAGGTGAATTATGAATACCATCTCCTCCTAAATAACCAAAATATGGAGGTTCAATTGAATCATCGTCATAAATTGTAAAATCAAAATCATATAAAGCTATAGGTGAGTCGTACCCATATTGAGAAATATCAAATGTAGTGTAATTACTCCATGCTCTATTATATGAAGAAGATGTTGAACCTGATATAAATAAAGATGTAGAACCTTCAAAACCTACACTAATTCCATTATACCCATTGTATATAGAATTTTTAGCGGATAAAGTATAAGTATTATCTGAGCCAGTTTGAATTAGTCTTAAACTTCCTGTTTCTCTGTTTAATTTAACATTCCACCAATCTCCATTAAAGAAAGGTAAATATAAAGGTGTTGTATTAATGTATCCATTTGAACCTGATAAGAAAAATCTTAATTCTCCATACTTAGAGTAAGCTTCATTTAACCCATTTGTATTATAAGAAGCGTTAGTTCCTGATGGATATAATAATTGAATCCCAAATTGTAATCCTTCAGTTGGTGAAGTTACATAAAATAGTGATTGAGAATAATGACTCACATCTGGTATACTAGGTGTTTTAAATCTAAATTCTAAAGTATCAGGTACTATATCATTATATGAAGTGTCTAGATATTGTGAATTTAAAGGTAACCAAGGTATTGATAAAGATGAGCTACCATTAGTACTAAATCCATAAGCGAATTTTTCATAGAATGTAGTTACATCATTTGAATCTTTATCTAAACCACCATACTCTCTTACTTTTAAAATAGTTTCAGGAATACCAAAACAATTGATTAAAGCACGTAAACCTGCTCTTGTACCACGAGTCTTAAGTAAATAAGGCATGTTGTGATAAATCCTTTTATATGTTTCTTTTACGATATCATTGTCAGGGATAGTATATTGAGATGCAGTTACATAAGTATCAATTAAATAAGATCCTGTTGAAGGTAAGAAACTACCCTCAGCATTTATCCCTAATAATGAAGAGTAAATATCATCTTGGTTTCTAGAGTTAGTGTATAATTTAATACCAAAACTTCTTAAAGTATCAGCTACTAAATCTTTTGAAATACCAAAATCAATTCTATTATCTGCAACCTGAATATCAGTTATATCTTTAATGTAAGTCCAAATATAATCATAATGCTGACCTAACATTGATGTAAATAACTCTAAATTAGCATTTTGAGGATCAGCTTTAATATAATCAGGTAAATTATTCCAAATGTAATCCCTATTAGAAGTATCAAAAGAAGAAGCAGATAGTATTTCTCCTCCATAATAATTTGAATTTTCATCAGCACTACCAAACCATGTTTTAGCTTGAGGGTCAGTCACCCCAGCGTTAATATAAGGTTTTACCCCATTAATTTTAGGCCATGCTTTTGATCCTGTTTCAAAGTATAAGTAATACTCATAACCATCTAATTTTTGAATAAGAGTATCTAATTTAGCTTGTAAAATAGCTTTATTACTATTAATATAAGTTGGACCTGTTAAAGGATTTAAAGATGATAAAGTGTTTATATCAGCTTGTAAAGATTGGATTTGAGATAATTTATATTTAAAATTATCTAATCTTTCAACAGCTGATGAAAAATGAACAAAATTAGAAAAATCAGTATAATCAACAGTTATCTCTATACTTTTTTCATCTAACCAAGATTGTAATTGTTGATAAGATGAAGTAGAAGAATTAGTTAATAAATTAGATAGATTTAAATAAGGTGTTGTTAAATTAATTCTATCATTTAAATCAATATTAATATTTGGTCCTTTTAAAGGAATAGTAGTATTTGTATCTTCAGCTATAAAATCTGTATTTACTCTAAATGAATAAGGTTCTGATATAGCCTCTACTAACCATAAAGTACTTTTAACAGTTATATCAGCTGGAAGTGGTTCATATAATTTAATATATAAACTAGGAATATTTTCATTAACATTATCAAAAGCTACATTAACTCCTATATAAGTTTTATTATCTCCAAAATTTAAAATGAAATCTGAATAGAAGTTTCTTGAATTTCGAGTAGCTATATAATTTAAATAAGATTGACCTAAATCAGTATAGGATATATTATTATTAGTAACTTTTATTTCAGTTCTATCTGATGATATTTCTGATATAAAGTAGTTATTTGTAGGGTTACTTAAGAATAATTGTCTATAAAAATTATAATTAACATCATATTGTCCAGTAGAATAATTAAATCGTTCTAGATCAGCTTTAGGGTCTAATATGATTTGATTAAATAAAGAAGTATCTTCTGTTTTATTTGCTATCTTATAATTTCTAAACTCATAATCTGATTCTAAAACTTCCCCATCAGGAGATATAATATGGACTTCTATTTTATCCTCAGGGTTACCAAAATCACTATTTACTTCTAAAGTATTTAGTAAGGTCTCATCTTGAGGTTTATAGTCTTGATTTAAATAAGAAGCTCTATCTAGACTTGATATATTAGTTATTTCCATTTATTTTTTATTATGAATTTAATTCATCTAATTGCTGATTTAATCTAAGATTTTCTAATCTTAATTGATTTATTTCTGTTAATAAAGCATCAATTTCATCTGGGTTTTGAGTAACACCAACATACTCTGTGCTTCTTTTTATCAATTCTAAATGAGAATTAAATTCTCCATCAATAGGAATCTCAAAAAATAAATCATTATAGGCTTGAAAAAATTCTTCTATAGTAATAGGAGCAGCTTCCTCAGCAGGGTTAGCACCTACTAATTGAGTAAACTGAGTATTGATCACATTGGGGTATGTAATTTTACCATAGACTATTTTATTTAATTGAACTTGTTCAGCCATTATCTAACTATTTTAAAATAATTTGATGGATCATCTATAACTACAGTTTCACCACTTGATAATATAGTTTTATATATAATTTGATAATATCTTTCAGGTTCTAAACCATCCATATATAATTTAAAATAATTACTAGTATTATCACAACTTACTTTAGTGTAAGTAGTATCAAAGTCAATTATTATTTCTTCAGTTTTAACATCTTTTAAAGCCCAATATGTTGTTGATGGTAAGGCTTTTGTAGTTAAATAAACTGATACTGTTGAAAATGATCTAGCTGGGAATCTATCTCTAGCTTTAATTCTAAATTTATATATAGTATTTTCTTCAAATTCTGTTTTATTATTAGAAATAGTAGAAATAAAATCTGAAGATGTTATTTGAGTTAAAGTAGTATTATATGAACTATCATCCCATCTAAATTCTAATTGAGGAGGGTAAATAGTATGAGTATCCATTGAAAAGAATTTAGTAATAAGTGGATTTTCACTTCCTTCTATACTACTACTCTGTTTTAATAAAATACCATAATTAGAAAAAGATCCTGATTTCCATCCTAAAACTATATTGCTAACATTCATGTTAACATCTTTATCAGATATATAGTTAAAATTTTGAGATGAAGAAATATTTTCTAAATAATCTCCACCAGCACTAACCCAGCTTGATGATTGAGCTGATGCGTTCCAAGTACATCCAAGGGTACTAATAGGATCATCAGTAGATCTACCTAACCCCATTTCCCAACTTCTTGAGACAGGATAAGCTAATATAGTATAATCTGAAGGGATATAAGCATTAGCTAAGAATAATCTTAGATAAGATACAAAACTACCACTTACTTTATTATTAATAACATCTGTTATTTGAGATGTAGGGAACTGTATTAAAGTTCGGGTTTTGTCAGCGTGTAATGAAGTTAATTCAGTTTCATTAGAAATTTCTAATATTTCGTCTCTACCAAAGTTTTGAGTAGGACGATAGTGAGAAATGAAAGTATCTTTTTCAGGAAATATTTTGTAAATAGCCATAAATCTAATATATATTATAAATATACATTAAATCAATTTCTTTAAAAAGTAACTACTCTACCTTGTATATCAGTTGTAGGGAATTTAACTTCAAAAATACTTGGATCTAATGATGGATAAACTATATTATTAATAGTAGCTCCTTTAATATCATATGAGTATGGTGAATAATTAGTATTACTTCCTGCTTTATTTATAATTTCTACTTTTTGTACAGTTTGAACTCCTTCAATTTGATCTAAATTACTATAAATTTCTGGTAGGATGATAGGTTGGTTTATTTGCCAATTATCAACATTAAAATAAGATTGTAATAAAGTTAAACAATTATTTAAAACTAATCTATTATTATAATTAGGTCTAACTATAATTTCAAAATTTACTCCAATATTAATAATAAAAGCCTCATTTATATTAACAGCGTCAGTTATCATTCTATATTGAGAAAGATAAGTTTTAAGATTTTGTTTTACAGCGTTATTAGGAATAGATAAATTATTATTATTATCTTTAGATAAAATATATAAAGAAATAGAATTATAATTTTGAGTAGCCATTATATCTGTCATGAAATTAGTTTGAATACTAATATCTTGATTAATATAGGCTTTATCAATTACACCATATTTTGAAGGTAAAGATAAAGCTCTAATAATATAATCATCTTTAGTTACAGTTCTTAATTGAGTAGGATATGATGATAAAGCATTTTGTCTTATTTGTTCATTAGTATCTCCATCTCCTCCACCATTAGCTGCTTCTTCATTATCAAAAGCTAATGAATTACGTACAGTAGTAGATAAAGTAGTATCTATATTGTTACCATTAAATACAGTAGTGACACCTGAATTTACAGTTAATGTGCCTACAGGTGCATTTGAAGATGCTCCTCCTCCTTTTAAATAAGTTACAGTTAAAACAGTATTAGAAGGTGCTAAACCATAAGTTTGAGTATATAAAAAGTTTGAAGGATCAAATGCAGTTGTCATTTTATTTACCCCATAAGGTAATCCTAAACCTATATTATCTGAGTTAGGGATAATTTCTTCATCTGCTCCTGATGAAACACCAGGTCCAAATTGCATTTGCAATTGATTATTTTCTTTAAATCTAGTTACAAATCTTCTAGGTACTTTTTGTAATTTTAGTAAATAAGGTACTGTGTCATTATATTGAGCTAGATTTGGATCATTTTGAGCTATATTAACAGTAGGTTCAAAAATAGTATCTTGGGCTAAATAAGGTACTTCATACCATTTATTATTATTAGAATCAACTACACTAACTATTTCAATAATATTAGTATCATTAATATCTACTGTAGGAAAACGCTCAGGATTACCAAAGGTTATATTAGTAGAAGTTAAAGTTCCTGCTGAGGCTTTAACAGTTTTCTTTAATAAATAAAATTGAGGATTTTGAAAAACATCTGTTGAGTAAACAGATATTTCAGTTTCAGAACCAGGTGTAGATTTTGAAAAATCTAATTTTTCATTTATATAAAACTGAACACTAGGATCTAAATTAGATGATATTTTACCTCCTTCTTCTAAAATTAAAGCATAATTTAAATCAGGTTCATATTGACCTGATGCTAAAGTAGAAGGTACTACTTGATAAACTGATAATATTACAGAAGCTGCTTTAGTTACTTTAGGTTGGTAACCAAAAGTATAAGCTTGAGCTAATAAATTTTTTCTTTGTTTAGCAAATTGAAGGAAATTTTCTTGTATTTGATTATCAATATAAAATGATAAAACATCCCCTACATAAGATGCCATCTCAATAAGCATCATACCTGGTGAAGCCTCATTGAAATCATTATAAGTATTTGGATAGTAAGTTTGAGCAAAATTTATTAATTGAGCTTTTAAACTATCAAAATCTTTATTTAAATATTGTACGGTCTTAGAATTAGCCATTATTAATTATTGAAATTTATTGTAATTTCGTCTTGTATATTAGTGTTTTTTATAGAATAACTAAAATATATTTGTATTAAATTCTGATCAGGTGAGGCACTAACGTTTAAATTAGTTAACTTAACTTGAGGGAAATAATCACCTAAACCAAAAGTAATAATATCTTCTATATTTTCAGCGGTATTATTTGTTATTTGTTCAAATAGTTGTTCTCTAATACCTGCTCCCATATTAGGATTCATTATTCTTTCTCTTTTACCTGTTAAAAAGAAATTTAATATATTAGATTTAATAGCTTCTTTAGTAGTGTAAGTTATATTTAACCCTGTAGGACCATCAAAGGGTACTTTAATACCTACACCTTTACTAGGTTGTAAGTCTAAAGGATTAATATTAATTACATTATATGCCATTATAATTTACCGTTTTCTTTTAATTTACCCATTAGTCCTGTAAAATCAGGAACAGCATCTATTCTTACATCATTAATATCATGTACAGGGGCATGTTGTGATACCATTTGATCTACCGATGCTACTACAGGGGTATTAGCACCACCCATACCAGGCATTCCACCAGCCCAACCTACTGCATCTGAGGCGTTATAACCACCATTTATAGATCTCCATCCTCCTTCATTTGCGGTTTCATTTAATAAATCAAACATTGGGTTTCCGGTAGATACAGGAGTTTTCTTTTCAGCTAAAATTTCTGAAAATTTAGGTTTGTAAGTAGACTCAACTTTAACATGAGGGTGAGTTTGAGCTTGAGTTTTTGTTTCAGGCGTACTTGCTATGATTACCGCTTCAGTAAGGATACCTTTTAGTTCCTCTCTGATTACAGTTCTCATTTCTTCTCTGATTAATTTTCTTAAAGCTTCTAAATTCATAATTATAAATATTTAATAATACAACTTGTTTTTAATCTATGTCATCAGGAGTAACAGTGACATTATTTGGGTTAAATCCTAATTCATTCATTTCATTTATTACTTGTTGGTTAGTAGGAGCTGAATTGCCTTCATCACTAGTACCTACATTTCCTAATTTATCAATTTGGTATTGACCTTCTTTTATTAAAACTTGATCATCAGAAGCAAAAGTAGGTGTACCTTCATAAACTGTAATTCCTCTTTGATCAGCTACTATTACTCTTCTTCTTAATAATTTTATCCCAGCGTCAACAACTTCTTCTTTAATAATATCAATTTCATATCCTCCATATAATGAAGGTAAAAGAGTATCTGTTTTAGCTGTAGGAAATAAAGTATCTAAAGTAGTTAAATTATTTTCTAGAGAAGAGATAGCATTTTGTAAACTTTGCTCTAATAAAGGATCATTTGTATAAGGACATGCTAAAAGATTTTTATATAAAATATTTAAACCTGTTAATAATCTTATAATTTCTTTTCTTATTCTTTGTATTTGAAGAATTATACTTTTACTTAAAAAGTTAGATATCATTCTAATTATTTTACCATAATCATCAATATCAGCTTGAAATTTTGCTACTCTATCTGCTTTAGAAGTTAATGAACCTGTTGTCACAGCTATAACCGGACCACCACCTCCACCAACAGCTACAGGTATAGGAGCTATTTTAAGTATTTTACATACAAATTTAAAGATTTTTATAAGAAGATTAATTAATTTTAAAATAGTATTAATTAATTGGACCATTTTTTGTATTTGAGCAATTCCTTTATCTATAGCTTTTACCTGTCTTACAATAAAGGCTACACTTGAAGCAAATCGTTCAGGTTTAATAAAATCTCTTAATTTTTTATTTAATTCTTCAGCTTGATCACCTATAGCTAAAGTAGCTATATTAATAGGACTCATAAAAGGTCTTAATTTATCAGAAAAAGATTTTAAAAGAGAAATTTGAGTTAAAATAGTTTGTTTAGGATCAATTTTAGCATCAATAGTATCACTTGTAGCAGTTAAAGCTAAATTTATTGAATTAATAGTTTGTACTAAACCTTCACCTCCTGGGAAAATTTCAACTAAATCTGGAGGAGGTATAATTTCTTCTAAAGATACTCTTATCTCTTCAATTGATGCTTGATATGATAATAATCTAGTTTTATAAGCTTCATCTTTAGCTTTTATTTGTTCAGGTGTATCACCAGGTCTGATAATTTCACTTTCAATTCTACCTGGAGACATTTTATTTTCAACATTATTAATGAAATCAGTTACTTTTTTAGCATATTGTAACATTTTATTTTCTAAAACACCTCCAGGAGGTAAAGCTTTAGTTAAAATGTATCCTAAAGGATTACAAAAATCAATTTCATTAATTTTTCTAACACCCTCATTAATTTTATTTAAAACATCTAATATCTTCTCCACAGCATCATTTATACGCTTAGGAGCAATTTCAGTTAAAACTCTAGATATTCCTACAGGTATGGCCATTATAAAGTATAATTTTGTTTAGATGTTATATCTTTTATTCTACCCTTAATTCTGCCTACAGATTTAGCTAAACTATCACTAGCTGTTATTATATTAGTTATACCAACACCATTACTATCTTGAGTACCACTTAATTGAGCACTTAAAACTCTTAAAGCATCTAATATATCATCTAACATTATAGTTAATTGAGTTCCTCTTACTAAAGGTTCTGCAGCACCCAAACCTAAATAAATTTTAGGAGCGTTAACTATGATAGAATCATCAGCGTCAAAATTAATAGTACCAGCTGAAGAAAAACCTATAGCTTTTTTACCAAACAAAAACACAGAATCATCCTTAGAATTAAGAATAACTCTACCTGAATTTATTATTATTTGTTCTCCTAAGTAAGGAAAGTCTGGTTTATAGTCTGCCATTATTTAAGATTATCTGCTTGGTTAGGTGAAATATTTGGGGATGGAATATAAGGATCAGGAATTTGTAATGCAGAGTTAAATGCTGCCCCTACAGTTACATCAAAAGATTTTAAATTTTTAGAAGCAAGTTCTAAAGGTATATCTTGACCTGATGACATATAAATTGATGAACCATCATTATTAATATCTTCATATAAAGGAACCCATGGCGCTGAAGTGTTTCTTTCTTTAGATTGCCCATTACGTATAATAGTAATAGGTGATCCTAATTCACCCTGAGCACTCCATGAATTATTTGGTAATTTTTTTGTAGTTGTAGATGAAAGTCTAATTGATTGACCCCATCTTCCTTCAACTATAACATCTCCTTCTTCTGGAAGTAAATTTCTTATTCCTGATTTTTCTTTAAATGAGTTTCCAAATTTTAAAACTTCAGTATCAGGTGAATTAGTATTAGTACTTCCTTCTTCTATTTCTTTAGTAGAAGTTTTATTCTTATTTCTTATTTTACTATTAAAATTAGGTATATCAGGAAAAGCATTATGGTGAATACTATTCCATAATCCTACAGTTGTTAGATAATAATAAGTTTTAGCTTGAGGATCTTTATTTAACCCTTCAGAAGGTGCTTGTAATATTAAAACAATTTCTTGTAAAATAGGATATTGTGAAACATTAGTAAATAAAGGTCTAGCTATTAAAGAGGTTGGATTACCATTATCTGTTGAAGAACCTAACTTAGTAAATTTAATAGAACCTAATCCTGCCCATCCACCTGCGTCATTAAAAAAATTATCAGTTTCAGTTTTAGTTGATAATAAAATGTCATTAACTCTAGCAAAGAAAAAAGTGTTACCACCTCCACCTCCTTTTTTACTAGAATTATCAGATATACTGGTTTGTAAACTAGGATATAAATTGCTCATTCTCTATTTTAGGTAATTCTTCTTTTACTTTAGCATCTAACTCATTCATTGATTGGAATAGCATCTCTTTATCAGAATCTGATAATAATAAATCATCTGACCCTTGGTTAGAATTTATTGCACGTTGTACAATACCTGCCATTTTGATTAATAAATCATCATTTTTTACAGATACATCTAAATAGTCTTTAATTAAAGGGACAATAATAACCGCGTCACCAGCAGAGTTGATGAACGGTTTTAAATTGTCTATAAGAGCTCTAATCTCTCTTTCCTTATTAGAGGAATTAGTATGTATCTCTTTTAGTAAATCAGCAAAAGTCTTTTTACCAAAGAGTGTTATGGTGTTAAAATCCATGATATATTTTTATTATAAATATAAATTAAATAAAAATTTCTTAATAGTTTAACCCAACATAACCATAATCTAGATATTGGTTTAATAGTCTAAGATATACTTTCTTTAAACTTTTTATTACTTTAGTTATTTGAGGAGTATCTTGATTAGTCATCTCTCTAATATAAATGTAAATTCCTTTTTTATTAAAGATATCTAAGTCTTCTCTTCGTTTAAATAATTCCATAATAGCATCAGTTGTCTTAGCATCTTCTTTATCAGGAAATATTCTGAATAAATGAATATCCATATATTTAATAAATTGTTCTATAAAATAATTCTCACTAACTAAAGGATCATCTGTAGGTGCTGAAGAGTTTAAAATATTAATTACAATTGTTTTGTCTTCGTCTATAGCGTCCACACCAGCTTTACCTTTTAGTTTTTCATAATTCTTATTATTATAAAGAATTAAATAACGTTTAGCAATAGTACCAAAATAAGAATAAGCTTTACCCTTAGATTGATTATAGAGATGCAGTTTTTCAAGGAGAAAGGCTGTAACTTCATGTTGAAGCTCAGCTATTGTTTCTACTTCTGTATAATAAAATTTAAAGGTGTGAATTATATTTTCTGTTAACTTATGAAAGGCATATTTTATTCTTTCATTATAAATCTTATTTCGGGTGTAATGATCCGTGGCGGCTAAATACTCTACAATTGCATCCTCAGTGTCCTGAGTGAAATACATTTTCTTAGTTTTAGGCTTTCTTTTCCTTACTGTACCTTTTTTTGTATATTGTACTTCTGTTTCTTCTTGAGGGACATGAAGTATCTTGATTTCTGAACTTAATACTTCCATGTTATTTTATATATTTAATATAATCGGATAAAGCCTCTTGTATTGTTTTTAAATTATTAAAAAAGAAACCTACCTCATCATCTGATTGAAATAATTGTTTTGAATCAATTTCTTTAATTTTCATTTCAGATTGTTTAACTAGATCATAAAAATCAGTTATATATCTTTCTTGTACATCAATCATTGATTCAAGTTTTTCAACTTTCTTCATTAGATTCCAAATTACATATCCTACTACACCTACAAGTATTACTACTACATTAATTAAAATTATTGTATCCATTATTATATATTGTTTAAAAGATTAGCAAAAGGGGCATCAGGATTTGATAATTTAGGTGCTTTAATAGAAAACTTATTAGTAGGTTGTAATTTTACTTCTACTTTTTTATCTCCTTTAAATTTAGGCAAATAATCAGTTTCCCACTCAATACGTGCGGCCATCATATCAGCTTGATGTAAAATGTAAGGTAAAGCAGTTCTTGGTTTTAATTCCGGCATATAACCCATAAGATATTTCTTATTACCCTCATCATATAAACCATCGTGAGTTTGAATAGCTACCATTTCATTGAAAGTGTATTTAATGTCATTAGACATAAGTAAAAACAGCGATCTATCAGGAACCGACGCAAATGCTAATTTAGTATTAAACGTGTAATCTTCACCTAATTTATCCTTTCTCCACACGTCTGTCTGTGGTATGTAAGCTTCATTCTCATCATCTCCCATTTTACCTAAATCATGGTTGATAGCTGAGAAGACTAATTCTTCTAAAGTGTAAGTTGAAGTGTCACAACCCATTTCTGTCCATAAAGAATGTAATTTTCTAGCACCTAAAACTACACGATTAACATGATCCACATATCCTCCTGGGAATGCTGAATGGTATTCTTTTTTATTAGATGCAGGCATCATCATAATACGTTCTTGATACTTAGTATAGAAAGTCTTAAGTTGCGAACGTCTTGGTTCTGAGATATAAGTGTCTATATTAGACATGAAGGTATCCCAATTAGCTGATATTTGATCCGCTGATAATTTAATTGTCATATGTTTCTTTAATATTAATTAATAACTGATTGATTGTATCGAAAACTCGAATTGATGTGGAATGTAATAAAGAAGTTCCGGGTAGCCAAGCTATTTGCTGAGGTATTTTATCTTGTCTGAGAGAAACCATAGGGTAAACAGGACATTTATATATATCCTCTATTTTATCTCCCAACTCATCGTTGTCTGAGATATTGATGTAAGTGAAAGGAATGTTCATTACCCCTAATCCGTTCTTCAGTTCGCGGCAGTAATCACAACCCTCGATACCAAATACTACCATTTCCCATTTTCTCATCTTTCTATCTTTTATATATTATAGTTTTATCTTCCTCCATGCTCCTAATATAATAAATTAAAAACTGCAAGCCAAGCCTTTTGTGTGAAGTCTTCAAAAGAGGTTAATTTTCTTGAATATCTGATAATGGTGGGGTATTAAGTGGGTGCTCTTCACCTTCATCTACCTCGTTTGAGATATTTAATAAGTGTTTAATATGGTTGATTTTATCCTTTATTTGTGGTCCTAATACACCTTGATAAGGAGAAATAGTCTCTACTATATCTAATAAGTCTTTTAAAATATCTTCTTTTTGGTTTTGTGAAATTTCATTTTCACCTTCAATAATTCCTTCTAGATTAGAAGTAAATGAATTCATAACTTCTTCCATTTGGGAAATTAAAAAACTCTCAAAATTATTGCTCATAATCGTTTTTTTCTGGATTTAATAAGTAATAGATTACAATAGGGTAAATAAAAATAACAGTAAATATTTCTCCCATTGTGTATTCATTCTCGGTTCTAGTTGCAAAAGCAAATAATCCTGCGAATAAAGTAAAAATACAACCTAAGATAAAATAAAATTTTAAAAATGCAAAAAGTAAATATAAAATAATTTCCATAATAATAAGTTTTTAATTAATAATAAATTGGTGAATCTGTTTTAAAGTTAGAACCTATTTTTTCTATAGTAGAAATTGCTTCTTTTAAACTTATAGAAAAAAACTCTCTAGATGAACCTTGATGTGAATTTAATCTTAAAGTAGCTAATTCTTGATGAACTAAATTCTCAACTAAAAAATCATCACTAACAGGTAAAGCATACTTTAGCTCCCATTCGGAAACTACTCCTGCGTTATTAATTTGTTTTATTCTTTCTTGTGGATTAACAGCTTTTCCTATTTTGCAAACTCCGGGGTAAGCTATATTAGTTAATACGTATACATATTTTCCTTTAGTAAAAGAACGATCAAGCTGTTCCCTACCCGCACGCGTCTTGCCATACATATATACCCAAGAAACAGTACCTTCCTCACCTTCCTCTTTAAATTTATATTCAATACTATATTCAAAATTAACAAACGAAGCTAATTTATGAGTAGGAATTTTATGGTAACGTGAAACTAATTCATCCCAATTGGTTTTCCATTTTAAAAAATTAGGAAGTTTATTTAGAGGAGATGAAACTCTATTGGTGGCGTAAATCTCTATATCAGAACGAGCTTCTAATATAAGTGCTTTATGAATTGAAATTACCTCAGTCATTATTGCTCAAATTTAACAGTTAATTTATATAAACGTTCCTGAGTGACACCCGAAAAATCTGAATTAAATAAAACTCGAATGTATATATCAGCGGTTTTACCGATCATTCCTTGATGAAATGGCATCTGTTGTACTGGTGTATAAGTGTACTTAGAGTATGTTTGGAGCATCGTTTTTGCTGCCGGGTGATTAAAATTAAAATATCTATTAATCTCATACCCTGCTAAATTAGAAACACTAGTGTCACCTACTATTTGAGGTAAAGTATATGTACCATTACCTACCGGAATTGGGTTTGTTAGATTATTATTGGAGAAAACTCCTAAATATGAATATAATGGAAATGTCCATGTAATACCTGATGGTGTATAAAAGAAATTTGAATCATATCCTGTTTCAATTAATGGAACTCCGTTTACTACATACTCTGGATCTAATTGATCTGTTTGACCTTTAATTCTAAAATAATGTAAACCTGACCATTTAACATGCCATACACCCTGAGCATCTTGATATGAACCTGGATTTTGTACTGCATCTATATAAAATGATGCGTCACAATTTCCATCTACACATGGGCAATTATCTCTTATGTCTTCTGGAGTACATGAGATAAAACTAATTCCTAAAAGAATTACTAAGAAAAGATTTTTTAATTTTAACATAACCTATTTGTTTTTATTATTATGTAGCAATATACGAAACAGAAGTTGGGGAGCCAAACCGCTCCCCATTTATTTTGTATATACTTTTTTATTTGGTAAAATCTTTTTAAGATCTCTTTTTTTAACCTTTATGAATTTTATATCAAAGGGGTTATTTGAAACTCGTATATATTTGTATATACAAGGGGGTTGGGTAAAGAGTGTTTTCGATCTCTTATCACCATAATCTTGTCCCGTGATCCCGCGGATCCGTCGATGGACAGCAACGACGCGTGGCTATACGTTTATAAACCAGCACCGAACGGGTCCGAACTGTAAGGATGCAAAATCATTTTTTAATCCCATTCTTCTAAATCTTCTTCGTCCGCGGGCGGATTTTCATACATACCGTCATTTATATCGTCAATAGCGATATCTAGGTGCGTTTGCGCGTTTTCCAGCTGAGATTTGACATTATTATCTATCTCGTTATACAATTCGTTATTATCGGTATAATCCAGTACTCGGTCTAGATCCTCGAGTAATTCGTTTAGACGGGCGTTTAACCCGTTTAGTTGTTTAGTTATGTTCATTGCTATAGATTTTCTCTATAACTATGCAGGGGTTTTACTCCCCTACAGTTTCCTCAAACGGTATTAGGTCCTCAAACCGATATTTAACCACTACTTTCTTTTTCAACACGTAAGTAAACCCAGTAAACGATTTTGACCCCACTGTTGGAGCGTTACACTCATAATCATTTAATACTATTCTATTGTCTAATGATGATCTTGATTGTCTCATTATACAACCCTCATTCCTATCACTTTTATAATAGCTATAGGTGTTAGCACCCTTATAAGTCGGAGCCCCAATTGTAAAACACTTACCCGATAAAAATTCTTGCTTTGTCATAACGTTTTATTTTTTAATTATGCTATAATATACGAAGCAATTTTCCAATAGCCAAACAAAATTTAAGTAGGGGCCCCGGGGGAGTGGGGCCGCGTCTACTTTAGGTTCACAACATGGCAGCGTTTAAAACCCTTTTTTAATTTAATTTATAAAACCTTTTTAACTAAGCCAAACATTTTAACATATATTTTTCAGGGTATAATCAGCGTTTTAAAACATTATTTAGGGTAAAGTATATACTCCTCTATTCGAGTAAGGCTTGGCCTCCCACCTCAATGAAGTCACGTACCCGCCTTTGTTATTTCCACATCCCATATAATCTATTTTCCACATACTATACTATCCCTATATCCCAATATCCATATCCCATTATTTGTTAGGGTATATTAATTCCGATTTGTCACATTATGTGAGGGGTGAAACGGGTGAGGAAATGATCGTTTCCCCGGTGAGTATTTCATCTACTTTTACCCATATATCTTTCCCCGTATGATAGAATATTATTGGTTTCATACACTGAATTTTATTCGTTGCTTATTTCTCTTATTTCATCGTATATTGATTCTTTTATTGTACCAATTACTTCACTTCTTTCATCTCCATCTTCTATTATTCCTAATTCAACCATTTGCAATTCAAGGTTTTCTAACCTTATTAACAATAACTCTAATTCGTTTACTTGATTTTCCATAACAATTTATCTTTTTAATTATACCTTAATATACGAATAATAATCTTAAAAGCCAAACCTTAATTTGCCCAATCATATATTTTAGATTTGGCGTACCAAGCTAACCCTTCACAACATGTATAAGCTAAATCTTCTAAATCTTCAATTGTATCATCTTTACCCATATAACCTTCACTGATCATATTTTGTAATGCTCTCTCTAATACCTCTAATTCAATACCAAATCTACTTTCCATAACATATTATTTTTAATTATTATACTATAATATACGAAATATAAACTTAAAAGCCAAATATTAATTCCAACATGGTAAACACCATAATCTATATTTTTCAATAGCCCCGGCTTCATTATTCGCCCATATTTCAAATCCCTCAATAATATATAATTTCTCTTTCATAATATGTTATTCAAAACTTAATTCAATTACTAAACACTCATCTCCTGATTCAATAGATTGACCTTCTTCCAAATTAGCTTCATCCACTTCAAATACTTCGTCCACATAAACATCTTGAGCTCTTAAAGGCAATTCATAATTCCAATCTGTGTGATCAATATATTTAATAACTACTTCTAAATTTTGATCTTGTTCACTCAAAAACTTAATTAAATCTTTTACTTTCATAACATTTTATTTTTAATTATTATACTTTAATATACGAATAATATTTTTAAAGGCCAAATATTAAAAATCGGATAATAACATTTCATCAATCATACCTTTTAACTCCTTTAACATATCACTTGTTAGGGTAATTCTATCAAAAGCTGCGTTGTGTAAGTAATTATCTAATTTTTTAATCACTTCATACTTTTCTAATACTAAAGCATTTTCGGTATTCATTTCTTCTTGTGTCATAACTCTATATTTTTAATTATACTATAATATACGAAGGCCCCTTTAAGGGGCCAAACCTAATTAATATTTAAAACAAAATCTAGTACCATTAGTATTATAATAACTTTTACCTCTATTTTCCCTAATAAAATCAAATTTAAAACCTTTATTTTCCATTTTAATTTTTACTAATTCTGTTTGTTCGGGTGTCAAGAATACCCCTATAAATTTTACCCCTACCCTTCTATTATTCCATCTGCCTCCTTCTACAAACCTATAAGTATCTGAATAACATCCATTATACTTTACATTTAATTCATTTAAAATACTTTTAATTTCACCTGTAACTGTACCTTTTCTCATAACATTTATTTTTAAATTATAATTAAATATACGAAATATATATATAGGAGCCAAATAATATGGGGCCGAAGCCCCTTTTTATTATTCAAACATTACCCATTTTTCATCCTTAGTGTAAACATAACCATATTGTTCATAGTTTGAGAATGTTTCTAATGATTTGTCTACTCTTGCTTCTCGTTTTTCTTCACCTCTATCTCTATGATAAGCTACTGTAACACCTTCTTTTCTATTATCAAAAGAGTGTTCATCCATTGTTGCTACATGTTCTCCTAAAATACTAATGTCACCTAAATTAATTAACATTCTTAATTTTTGTCTATTGGAGTAATGTTCTTCTAAAGTTGCCCCTACACCATCTGGGTAACCATCCCAATGACAATAAATTGAACTAATTGTACCATTTTCATTTTCGATTCCGATTCTTGATCTTGTTGCCATAGCATCTTATATTTTTAATTATACTTTAATATACGAATTTATTATTATAAAGCCAAATTACCCTAATAAAACTAATTCTCCATCTTTTACTGTGAAAACTTTATCATATTCATTTACATAAAATCTATCAAGCCAAACTATTCCATCTACTGAATTATAAAACCTAAGAAATGGTTCTCCTTTAATAGTAACTTTAGAAGGTTTATATAATCTTCTAACCCCAGTTAAATCTTTAATTTTATTTTTTAGAGCTTTTACTCTTGCTTTTTCATCTGTAACTTTCATAACATTTTTATTTTTAATTATACCTTAATATACGAAGGCTCCTTTAAGGAGCCAAACTATATTATTTAACCATATTATCAATAAAGGCATTTGAATTTTCTAATTCTAAGAAAATAAATCTGTCTAATTCAGCTTCTAAATCAGCTCCAATTTCATAACCTTTTTCACCTCTTATTTTATGGGTAATAACACTAAAATCTCTTCTACTTAAATCAAATAAGTATTCTACTCCATCTTTCATTACCCCAAAAGTAAAATAACCATGACCTTCATCATCACAAAAATCAGTACTTACTTCAAAATTTGCTTTTACCATTTCAAATACATGAACTGTATTTAATCTTAATCTTTCTTTCTTTATCATAACTTTATATTTTTAATTATACCCTAATATACGAAGTCAACTTATAAAAGCCAAATATTATTCAAAAAGTATAATATCAAAAAATTCAGAATTATGAAATAAATTAGGACATATAATTCCATTAGGTAATACTCCATTTTCAGAAATTAGAATTTCACTAATCCTATTAAAACCATCTATATCTTTTACCTTAGCTACTTCTTTGGCATCCCAAATAGTTAAAATACCATTACCAACTTCAAAATCTTCACATATATAAACTGAATGTAAACTCATAACTTTATATTTTTAATTTAAACTTAAACCCATTGAGGCCATTTTAACAACTAATTCTTGAGGGTTGAATGACATATGAGTTACCCCTCCAATTTCTACTTCCCAATAAATAACTCCTAACAATACTATTTTTTTCATAACATTTAATTTTTAATTATACCCTAATATACGAAGCTGACTTATAAAAGCCAAATTTTAATAAAATAAGGCATTCCAAGTTAAATAAGAAGGTTGTTTACTTACTTTGCCCCCTTGTTTATTATAGGCTTCTATACTAATTACAGTACAAACATTCCCACAATCACTTACTTCTAATAATTTACTCCTTAAAGTTGGAGAGTGATTATCACTAAATTCTCTACCTATAGCTTGTCTTAAATCAAATATTTTAAAAGACCCATTTGCTTCATCTTGCAATTTAAAACTTGTCATAACATTTTATTTTTTAATTATACCCTAATATACGAATTATAATTTAGAAAGCCAAAGCCCCTTAATAAGGGGCCTTAACAAAGTATAATTAAAAATAATAAGTGGTTATGAGGCACTTATATAACTTGGTAAATGATTTTTTCAACATTTACACCTTCTTCTCTTGATTCTCTTCCTTTCTCCCACTCAAATACAGCAGTTGCTTTTTTACCTGATTTAGAAACTTCAATTAATTTTAAAGATACAACTCTTGGTTCATAATTATGTTTCAAAGTAATACATCTTGATTTTTCAAATTGAATACCTTCTCCAAATAATTCAATTCTTTTAATTTGTTTTTGGATTTCTCTAATTTGGTTATTTAAGTCTCTAATAGAATTTCCAACAACACCCATTTTACCATAAACTTCATTAAATTCTTCTTTGAATTTGTCTACAGTATTATTGGCTACATCAACTATTGCATGTTGACTTTTAATTAAAATGTCAGCTACATCTCCTAACATTCTTAATCTTTTTAACTCCCAAACATCATCTCCTTTAGTAGAAGTGGTGTAATAAGATAAATCAGCCCCACTATATTTTTTACCCTCAATTGCGTATCTTTCTCTTAAATAAATACTAAATAATTCTTTTCGGTAAGTGTAATCAGGGTGATCAGTTTTAAAGTAAATAGAGTCTCTTGATACTTCAATATACGCATCAGGATTAAAACCCTCAAAAAATATTAATAAAGAATCACTTAATGCTTGTTGTTCTCTAACATAGATATTAGATCTTGCATCTTTTAAATCTTGTTCTAAATTTAAGAAATTAGTTTTTTGTTCTTCTAACTTTACAATTTCCTGATTTAATGTTTCAATGTTTTTCATAACTTTTATCTTTTTAATTATACTTTAATATACGAAATATATTTTAAATAGCCAATCCTTGGTTAATAACCTCTTATTTTTTGGTAAGCTACTACTTCATCCATAAGATCTTCTAATTGATCTTTAGGGGCTAAAAATATTAATTGTCTTAATATTTGATCTGACATTCCTACTTTATCTAGAATGTATTGCATTGTTTCACCATCCACTTCAATTTCTCTTAAAGTGTCAATAACTTCTTGTACTTTTGGATTTATCATAACATTTTTATTTTTAATTATACTTTAATATACGAATTCAATTTAGGGGAGCCAAATTTTAATTAATTGGCCACACCATCATTGTACCCGGATCATTCCAACTAAACCACCACCCTCTTTTATTAACAGCTTCGTTTAATTTTTTCTCTACTCCAAATGTAAATTTAGAACTATTATTATAGTATTCAAATAACCCATCCATTTCTTCACCACCAACCCAAATTCCACCTTTTTGACCTGAAAATTCTTCAGTTGTTCCAATTACATAAACACCTTCAATTTTTAGAAACTTAATCATTGCTTCTCTACTGTAACCTACTTTCTCTTTTGTCATAACTTTATATTTTTAATTATACCCTAATATACGAAGTTAAACCCAAAAAGCCTAACATTTCTGTTAGGCTCTTCTTCGATAATTAAAAATAATAAATGGTTATGAGGCATTTATTAGAAGTCAAGACAGGATTTGAACCTGTATGGGATGTTTTACTCTTTAGGAAACCCTACCACTAGCAAGGAGATTTATACTTTTATATAACTCTCCGAGTGGCATTTGCGTCTACCAATTCCGCCACCTGACTTTTTGTTTTTATCTTGTACTAGTGTTTTTACCATCTGCACTTCTGTACAATGTATGAACTAAACCTTCTTTTAATTCACTTATTTTACAATCTTTTAAATTCCAACCTTGAAATTTTAAATCAGAAAATAAATTTTCTTTAGTTGTTCTAATTTGATTGTACTTTTCCTTTTTGGTATTAATTACTTGTAATGTCATAACTTTCTATTTTTAATTATTAATATGATTTAATATACGAATCCTATTTAGGTTTTCCAAACTGTTTATAATAGTCTTCAAACTCAGTTGTTTTAGGTTCGTTATAAACTTTTTCCAAGAATGCTTTTTCCTGACCTTCTGCTTCAACTAATAAAGCTAAAACATACAAGTATATAGAAGAGTCATAACTTCTAATATCTTCTCTTAATTTTTGAATTGGTGTTAATGTCATAATTTTATTTATTTAATTTAATATACGATTTTATATTAGGGGAGCCAAGCTCCCCTTAATTTTAGTTAACTAAATACTCTTCAGCAATTTCCCACAACTTCATATTCATTTCAGTGTCCATGGTGAAGTTTTTAACAGCTCTTGTTTTTCTTAATTTACCCTTAGCGTTTAAATAACCAAAACCTCCTTGAGTTAATTTTTCTTGTACACGATTTAGTACAACCCATAAATTGTCACCTTCATCTTCTTTACGTTCAGGTGTTAACAAATAGTCAATTTCACTTTGAGGTAATGATTTTTCTTCATTAAACCTAGCTTCAATTGCCTTATTTGCAAATTCATTTTGTTGTTCAGGTGTCATAATTACCTGAGAGAATTTATTCAAATTATCAACTACATCAGGTAATGTTTTAACTAAAGAGCTAATATGGGTTCTTAAATCTTCAAAATTATAACCCATGTGTCTCATTTTGAAACCTCCAAAATCTTTTGATTTAATTACTAAACCATTTTCACATACTAATCTGAATACTCCCATTTCAAATCTTACTGAAGTAGAACCGTCATGTGAATTAATTAATAATAAATTTGGAAACAAATCAGCTTCACCTGCTTCATTATTAATAACAATTTCAGGATTAAAAAACTGAATTAAGTGTTTACCCATTGCACCTGATGATTTTCTAGCCTTAACTGTTTTCACTTGGTAGGGAAACCAACCTAACTTTTCCATATCTTCAACTATAGTATCAGTTGGAATATGAACATACTTGTCAGTTAACTTAGAACTAACTTGATGGTTAAATACTTGAGGTGCTAATGATTTTAACTCCTCTCTTGATAATTTTTTTAACTGTGTCATAACATTTATATTTTTTATTATTATACTTTAATATACGAAATCAATTTAGGGGAGCCAAACTTTATTGTTGATTAAAAATATTTAATAATTCAATAGCACTTAATTGAGAAGCAACTGCATCATGTTTTTTATAAACCACTTCTTCATCAATTATATAACCCATTCTGAAGCTAATGTATGAACCACTTTCAAATTTAACCATTACAATTGGAAATTCAATATAATTACTTCTATAATTTTTATAGTAATCTCTACCTACTGTAACTTCAGCTTTTGGAAATAAATTTTTGTATTTGTTAACAGTATATTTTACAATTAATCTTTCACGATTATCACTATCAAACTCATTTTGAGCTTTACTATTACTTTCTACAAGTTTTTCATATAATGATTTCGGTTTGTAAGCTCTATATTGTGAAGTAATACAACTACATTCAAGTTTATCAGAATTTTTTGAAATATAACCTCTTTGAGTTACAATTTTATTTTCTCTAGGATCATATTTTTTATATAAAATTGAAATACTACCTTCTACTGTTTCATAAGTAATATCAGTTTTAAAATTACCATCACAATAAAATTCTTTTTCTTCTGTTACAACTTTAGTTTTAATAGTGTTTTCATAATCAACACCTTTAATAAAACCACCTTCATTTAATAATGTTTCAATAGCATTACTATTTTTAATATTATTTTGAATAATATTTTTTTGGTTTTGAATAAATGAATCAACACGCTCTTGTTGAGCAACTGTTAACATTCCGAAATCTAATTCTAATTGTGTTTCTTGATTTGTCATAACATTTTATTTTTAATTATTAATATGATTTAATATACGAAATTAATTTAGGGGAGCCAAACTTTACTTTTATAATCTAATATGAATTTTATGATTAGGATTAACTGTAGTACTAAATATAAAACTTTTTCCTGATCCATCTTCAAAATCAATATAAGCTACTTTAACATCCTCTCTTAAATGTTTTAATTCTATTAACTGTTTAGCTAATTGTAAATGCGCTTCTTTCATAACCTTTATCTTTTTAATTATATTTTAATATACGAAGTATACCCCGGAGAGCCAAACATTACAATAAAAGAAGGACCTTTAAGGTCCTTGTTTTTATGTTTATCTTTTCTAGTGTAAGTTTTTTTAGATTTTTGAACCATATGCTTTGAAGCAGCCCATCTTTCTTGTAAGGTAAATTGTACAGTTTTCATTTCATTTAATTTATACCTAAATATATGAAAAGATATTTGGAAAGCAAAACTTATTTAACCCCTTTACTCTTGTAATGGTCAGCTTTACTAAATTTAGTTGACTGTTGTTCTTTTTTCACTTTAGGTTGTCCTAATGTTGGTAACCACTGAATCAATTGTTCGTAGTTTGTTTTAGCGCTGTTTTTGCTCATATTATTCTATGTTTAATGTTCCTGTTGGTTCTTCGTATTTAGCATCTACTAATTCCGATCTAATTTCTTTAATCTCCTTTATATTCTCTACCCCTACATTTTTAATAGCATTAGGAATAGTTTTATAAAGAGACGGGTGTGTCTTTCCTGATTTTAATATAACTTGATAATAACTCATTATTTTGAATTTGTTGTTGAGTTTCTAAATAAAATACCACATAATACATTAATACCTAACGCCTGCCAAAACCCAATTGGATTTAAACCATCAATAGCCCCTATTAAAGCATTATTCCAAAGCCATTGTGTAGGCCAAGCCATTAACACAGCTATTACTATTATCATACCAATAGCGGCAAAAAATACTCCTAATTTCTCCATTTATATTTATTTTTTTATTTAATTTAATATACTAATTGATCTCCGGGTCTCCTAACACTTTTGTAATTATGGCTCGCTATTTTATTAGCCTCTACTAATGACTTGTTAGCTCTTTTATTAGTTCCATAATGGAATACAACACCTTTATATTCTTCCCCATTAATTCTTCTCTTACCATTAAAACTTCTGAATTCTCTACTTGTGACTCTATACCACCCATCTAGATTTGGCATCCAAATTTCTAGATTAGCGGCTGTATTAAAGTCATAAGTTAGTTTTTCAAGATTACCTGTTTTCTCCACCTTATTATAAATTTGATTTTATAATTTTATTAATTTCATCAATATGTTTATCCTGAATTAATAATTGTTTTTCATATAGAGAAATTAATTTATCTCTATCAGCCACCATTGATTTTAAAATCTCAACTTGAGTTTTATAGTTTTCAATTAATTTATTATTAATTTCATCTATACTTAATTCACTTAATTCTTTACTCATAATCTTTATATTTTAATTATGTCTTAATATACGAATCCAATTCTAGAGAGCCAAGTTTAACAACGCAAGAGGTTTTAAAGCAATACAGCATATCATCTCCTATTTGCTCGTAAGTTAAATCATTTATTGTCCTAATTTTACCATGATTCTTAGCGTTTCTTATTGATTTTAATACAGGAGATGTATCTTCACAATAAAATCTTTTATAAGGTTTTCTACTCATAACTGTTTCTATCTATTTGAATCACTTTTGGAAAACGTAATGAATTATCAGTTGTTTTTTCAAAATATTTAACAGTTGCTTTTTTACCTATTAAATTATCTTTAATTTCAAATAATTCTTCTAAATAACCCATTGTACCATTTATAGTACAATCAACTTGAACCCCATTAACATCTACTTTTAAAGTTGCTAATTTACCTGAAAATTTACCTACACCCTCAGCGTAACCAATGATATCAAACTCCTCATCAAAAAATGTTTTATGTTTTAATAAACCATTTGATCTTTTATTTTCATAAGGAGTGTTTGGATCTCTTAATATTTGGCCTTCAAAACCTTGTTCAATGTAATGTTGAAGTTGTTCCATAATATGTTTTTCATCAGGCAATTGATAAGTTGTAACTACTCTGTATAAAGGATAATAAACATTATATCTACTTTCTAACTCTTTTAATAGATTTCTTCTATCTTCATATGTTAAATCTTCACCATCATATAAATCATAAGCCCAAAACTCAATATATTTAGCTGACATTTCTAAATCAGCTTGTGTTGGTTTTGTTTTTCTAACACATGAAATAATAGTATTAAAATCAACATCTCTATCTGAAGTATATAATTCACCGTCCAATACTAAGTCGGGTTGATTATCAAAGATATGTTTTAAATATTCATATATGTGAGGCGCAGAAATAATCTCTTTACCATTTCTTGTCCACATACCATCTGATTTAATAATACATCTGATACCATCTAATTTAGGTTGAGATAAGATTGGGAATTTAATTTTGTCTTTTCTCTTATCATAGTCTTGGGCTAACATAGGTTGAAAGAATACTTTCTTATCACAATCATTTATATCTTCCCAATAACCTAAATCTTTACGTTTAGTATGAAGGGCATTAGCTTCAAATAAAGCTTGTTCTTCAGCTGTTGTTGAATTCTTTTTACCTACATTTTTAGGAGTACATTCAGTCCAATCACCTGTAAACATCTTCATACCTACAAACCCAGTTGTGGTTCTAAATTTACTTCCTTCAACCTCAATTTGCCATTGGTTGATATGTTCTTTACTATTTGAACGTTTAAATAAAATTGGTAACATCATAATTTATCATTTTAATTATATTTTAATATACGAAAAGAGGCTTGGAAATCCAAGCCTCTAAACATATTTTATATAATTTTACTTTAAACCATACATCACATTTGTACCTGAACCTAATGTTGTTGTTGGTACATTTCCTCTCCATTTCTCAATCCATTGTTGTTGAATTAATAGAGGTGTTAATGTTCTTTGTTTCAAAGCATTTGCTTCAGCTTCAGCTTTTGCTCTTGTAAGTGTCGCTTGTGCGTCTCCTTCAGCAGTTGCTACTTTAATTTTAGCTTCAGCTTCTGCTTGTTTAACCCTATTTTCAGCCATTAATGCTTTTTGTACTGCATTATTTTTAGCGTTAATAGCGTTCTTAAACGATGTTGGATATTCTAAATTAGTTGTAAACTGATCTAATACAAATCCTTCAGGTTCAAGTTGTTTCCTTAATGTAGCTTTTACTTTATTATCAAAAGATTCTCTACTTGAAATTAATTGATCAGCAGTATAACTATTTGTGACAATTCTGAATGCTTCTGTTACAGCTGTTTTCAAGAACCCATTCTCAATACCATCTAAGTCTTTTCTATATTTGGCAAAGATTTGAGTGGCTTTATCAGGATTAATTCTATAGTTTACAATCGGTGACACATGAAACTCTGATCCATCCTTACTATTTACTACAAACGATCCTTCTTCTGTATATTCCTTATGCCTAATGTTAATTGGGAATTCAAAAATGTTTGTTGTGATTGGGTTGTAAAAGACTGTACCTGTACATTCTGTCACTCCACTTACCCCTCTTCCCGTACCAAACTTGTTTACTTTGATACCAATGTTACCTGAGTCAATGTTTTCACATGACATTGTGATTGCAAAAATTGTTAGGACTAAACCTAATGCTACTAAAATTCTGTTCATAACTTGTTGTTTAAATTTGATTTATAATTCATTTTCTTCTTTTTCTTCCTCATCCTCTGGTTTTAACACCTTCAGTAGATACAATCCTAAATAGCCAAATGCTACAAACAATATTCCAAATATTAATAACCCAATATTGAATAGGTAACTATCAGGTCTATTCATTAGATAGAGTGCTAAGTCAGTTAATTGTACTAACCCAAACCCTAATATTAATATTGCTAAAACTTTAATAACTGTTTTCATATTTTTAAATTTATGCTTTAATATACGAAATGCGTTTTGGTTTTCCAAACATTTCCTACGGTAGGTATTTCTCCTCTACTTCTTTCCATTTATGTTTAGGGCAAGTAGGTGTTTCTTCTGTTCCTTTAAGAGGTGTAAAAATCTTAGCTCTTAAGGCACAACCACATAAACTACAATGTATAATAGGTATTGTAGCTTTAAATTCACATTCATTACAAATTTGAATTCTCTCACTTGCTAAATCAGATTGAGCTTGGTTTGGGTCAAATGATATTGCCCATGCTGTAAAAATTTCTTGTATTTTATTCATAATTATTCAAATATTGCAGATGCACAATTTCTACATATTGTATCATAAGACTTTTGTACTAAATTGATATGTTCTTCTGTACCCCAAAAATCTCTCAATTCTTGTGTTTTGAAGTTACCAAATTTAAAATCAAAATCATAATCATTACAACATAAGAAAGCATCACCCGCTGCGTTAATATGTATCCACCCTATAGGTCTTCCTCCTACCTCTATACCATTTCCACAACCAATTACTTTTTTATTTTCATTGTACCCTTGTAAATTTCTCTTAATAGCCTCTTTATTAGTAATAATATTATCTAATAAACCTGCTCTATCAATTAATGAAGGTACTTCATACACTTGAACTCCCGGAAACATTTCTCTAGCTAAATTAGCTTGAGTAATTAATTCTCCTTTATATTGATCTAAATCAATGTCAGTTGGAAACTCTAAACCTTTATCTAACCAACCCCCTCTATCACTGAATGAATTTTCATTTACTCCATTTACTTGAATTGATAAAGCTCCTCCCCTAACTAAATCAGGTAAGTTTTCAGTAGCGTATTTAATATTATTAATTAATTTATCAAATTGTTTAATATTAATTCCACTACGTTTACTCCATACATCTGCTTCAAATGCAGGTGTATTAAAACATACTCCAGTTATTACTTCAGGGTATTGTTTTATCAAATCAGTTTTTTCAGGAGTCATTGGAACCCCATTTGTTAATACTAAAGTATGTAATCTATATTTTTTACATAACTTTAACATCTCTTCAAAATGAGGGTATAATAGTATTTCATTATAATGGGCGGTATAAAACCCATTAAAACTCTTACTTACTAAACCATCTTCTCTACCTCGTTCCTCAAGTAAATTAACAATGATTTTCTCCAACAATTCTATAGACATAACCTCTTTACCCTCTTTAGGATTACCTTTATACTTAACAGGGCAAAACCAACATTTAGCATTGCAGACCCCAAAGGGGTCTAATTGCATCTGACTTATTTTATATTTTTCAAATTGTTGTTTAATCATTTTTATCCAATAAGTTGTTTCAACTGTTCCGCTCCCATATTCCCAGATTGTTTTTGAAGTACTTTATCTCCTTCTAATATAACTGTTGTTGGCACGTTTCTAATTCCTAACTTCATTATTAATGGGTCTCCTGAATCAACATCAATTGTTTTAAATTGTACTCCTGATACTTCTGAGGCTACTCTTTCAAATGTTGGAGCATACATTTTACATGGACCACACCAAGTGGCTGTAAATCTAATTACTTGTTTCATATTCTATTTCTTGTATTGTTTCTACTATTAAAAATCTATCATTTTGTTTTAAGACATGGTCGCCACCTAAATGATCGCGCCATGCCTTTAAAACCTCCATGTTAAAAGACCCATCCTTATTTTTAAAATTATGTTCGGGCATGTTTCTAAGTACCAAATACAATTTATCATTATGTTTATAAAGGTAATTCATGTTTGTGGCGTATATACGTATCTAAGGATGGGGTGTGCTTCAAAAAGCTTTTATTCAATTACTTGTAAAATCTTTGTTTCTCTAACACTTTTTACTTGAAAATCCACTTGTGAACCTTCGTCTTCAAACATTTTTGTTACTTTAACTTCTGCGTCTGTTACCGAAACAGCATCTACTAAATATAACTCTCTGTTTTTTGATTGTTTACCTTTTTCATTCATGTCAAGGATTTCTACTGTTGCTTGAAAATAACTCATTTCTTTTTAGTTTTAATTTTAATTAATAAATTTCTAATGTGAGCACATGTCTCGTATTCTTCTTGTTCTACAAAATATTCTAACCCTAATTCTAAAGCTTTAATCCATTCATTAGAATGAATAGTTAAAATTATATTTTCAAATTCATCATCGTCTTCAAAATCTACATTGAAAAGATCTACATCACTAAACTTTTTATTTTTATTCCATTCTTGTCTTAAGAATTTAAAAGTATGAAGGTGTATGTCACGAACTTGATCTTCATTGAACTCCATTAGTTCATCTAAATTTTTGAATTTAAGTTGTTTAGCCTTCATTTATTTACGTTTAGCGTTTTTTCTTACTTTAGGTCTGTCTTCAGGATAGAAACCATACCATATTTCATTTATTTCACTTTCTAATGCTTCTATTTCTAATTTATCAGTTTTGGTAATTCGTTTTTTACGCTCACTACCTTTTACTTCATATTGAGATAATAATGCTGCTAATTTATTTTCTAATCTGTCAAAAGTGCTCCATTGTGGGTCTTTAATTTCAACACTTAATGGTCCATTTGGGAATCGAGTTTTGTCCCAATTCCAAGTAAATGTTTCACCTGTATGTTCTTTAAAATTCTGAGTGTACTGAAGTATTGGAGTATCATTTTCAGTTGGTCTTCCTCTATTTGGTGCTTTAGTCATAACATTTAATTTTAATTATACCTTAATATACGAAATCAAATTTGGGGAGCCTAATTTAACACAGAATATTTAGCGTGAAGTATATCTTTGTAATCTATTATAACCAATTTAATTAGAGATAATTTTAGAGGTAATTGATTTTGTTTTAACAATTTCATTATAACAGATCTAATTTCAACTCTAGCATTAACATGTAATATAGGGTCTATACCTTCAGGAACATACTTTATAATAGTATGATCAATAAATTTATGTATGTACTCAGTTGTTATCATATTCATAAATATTATTGTTTGCCCTTTACTTCTTTAATATGTTTACATTCTCTATCTTTAGCTCTCCAAAATCCAGGACAGTTACAAGTATATTTAAAACCATTTCGTTTAGTAACATACTCACCATCATTACTTGAAGATTTGAATCTCCATGTATCAATTTCCTTTACTTGTTCTTGTTTTGATACTTTTTGTATCCAAGTAATATCACTCAACTCAGTGTTTGGGTGACATGGTATCCAACCTGGTGTTATAAATTTTTTACCTTTTATATTAGCTATACCAGGTGTTTGTCTGGATTCAATTTTATATTTGAATACTTTTACAATAGATATTTTAGTTTGGGGTGAATCTAATGTATAACCACCTTTAGAGTAGGCTATAAAATCTTCCATAAACCCACATTTCCATTCATTTGATACTTGGTATAACATAACTTTTATTTTAATACCTAAATATATGAAGGCTCCCTATGGGAGCCAAACATTTTTTATATAGTGGGTGAGGATTTTATCCTAATTTTGCTTCTAATTCTTTAACAGCATTAATATACTCATCAGAAGCAACACCTTCTTGATATTCAAGTATCCAACCTAAACCATCTTTTAATATTTCTATTTCTTCAGGTGAAAAGTTTAATGCTCCTTCATTTAAGGTTTCATTTTCATTTACCTCTTCATTTTCAGTTAATTTTCCTTCAGCAAGGTATTTTTTTAAGTTGAATGTGTTTTCCATTTTTATGTTTTACGTTTTAATTTATATGCTATAAATATATAAAAGAGATATTAGGTAGCCAAAGCTATTTATTATAAGATATTATATCGTCTTCCTCATTTTCAATTTCATCATTGCCTATTAACCCTAATGATTTAAAATGGTCATAAGTGTTATCATCCATTTCCCATTTTACCTCTTGTACTTTAGGAACGTCTTTATAATCTTCTATACCTTGAATTTGTTTAGCTGAAAATATGTCTCCGATAGTTAAAAAGTAACAGTTGTAGCATAAGAACTCTATATTGTCTCTTTTCCAATTACGTTTATTATAATCTTTAAAACTTAATAGTAAAGGTACTCTATAATCTGATACTCGTTGTTCTTTAAATCCACAACATGAACATTCTTCAGGCAGTATAGCCTCAGTTATTAGACGTTGCTTGAATTTATCTATACTATATGATTCAGTGTATAATTCACCTGATAATAGTTTTTGTAAGTCAGGTCCCTTACCATGGTTAGTTAAGAATTTAGGAATACCTTTACCAACTTGGTTTTTATGAGTTTCAAATAGAGTAGGGGAGTTAATGTCATTATCATCTAACCTATAAGATTTCATATAGGGTTTAAGATGTTGGTACGAACAATTTAAGTAACGAGCTGCTGCTCTAACACTTTTAGTCACCTTCATTGCCCTAAGTAAATCTTCCTTAGAGAATATTTTAGCTGCTCTAGCCATATAACTTATTTTTCGTTTAAGAAATTTGGATTGATTTTTATTAGGTAATTATATAACTCCTCAGAGGTTTTTAAGAACACTTCAGTTTCTATTCCTTCTTCATTAGTTTCAATTATACTATTTAAACTACCATCTAAATTAAGTCGCTCATATAAATAGTAAGTTATTATTTCATAAACATCACCACCCCACATTAACAACATTAACTTGTCTATAATTTCATAATATGCCCCTTCATAGTCAAATAAATCAATAGCATATTCTTCTTGTAATTTAACTGATTTGTTAAGGGAAATTTCGTATTGGGTTATTAAAGATATAAATAACGCTTTTTTCTTTAGAGCCTGATCACGTTTTTTCTTTCTTATTATAACTGGGGAGTTAAATAATTTATTGAATCCGGCTTCTAAGTTATGTTTTAATTCATCGTCCATCTTCTATATCTTTAATTAGTTTATTAACTTGAGTACACATTGAGTAGTCTTCAACTCTAACATAATATTCTAAAACAGATTTTAAAGCATTAACCCAATGAGTTTTAGGTATTAATATACTAGTTTCTATTTGAGTGATATCACATATGACAACCTCTTTCTTTTTAGTTTTTAAAGCACTTTTTATACTTATAAAAACATTTTCAAATAATAACTTTTGTATTTTAGGGGTAAAAAGGGTATCCATGATACCCCTTAAACTATAATCTATAAATACTATATTAGGCGTTTTCTTCATCTGCCGGAACTTCTTCTTCTGGATCGTTTTCAGGTGTACTACCTAATACTTTATCTCTAATAAATGTAAATACTGAGTCTAATGGTATTTGGAAGTTAGCTGCTTGTTTATCTGGAGCGTCTGTATCTCTATCAAATTCTAAACCATAGTCAATGAATTTTTTAGATATAGTAGTTGCTAAACTGTTTTGCAATGTATCAATTTCTTCAGGTGTTAAATTAGAAATTACCATACCCTCTTGATTAACAGGGTAGAATTTAACTTTAATACCTTTTTTACTTGGATTTTTATTTACATCAACTACCACTTTAAACTTTTCACCATTAAAGGTAGCGTTGTAATTTAATTCTCCTTCTTCGTTAAGTAAATCTTCACCTAAGAAGAATTCTTTTAATTTATAAGCCATAGTTTTATTTTGGTATAAATATTAATTATTTTTAAGATATATTAAATCTTTCTCATATGAATCTAAGGATTTAACTTTTACTTTTAAATTACCTAATTCAAACTCACCTATTTCATTATTAGAAGATATAATATCAGACATTTGTAAAATATTATTTTGATCATTTTGTTCAAATTTACTAACATCCACATCTACAATAATATTTGCTTCTTCTAAAATAGATGTTGAAAAATGATTTATCCACCATGATAAAGCTGGGAAATCTCCTTTTATGTTATAATAAGTTTTATATACTTTATTGAATTGAGAGTTTCTGAATCCCCATTTTTTAATAAAAGCCATATTAGATTCACTTTCAATTTCTTTATAGTCAGTTTTAGCTCTAGAAGTTTTACTTACAAAATGGTAAACATGAGCTGAAGATACTTTATGTTCAAAATTAGCTAATTTATATCTTAAATGTAAGTCATCATCCTCACAAAACATTTTAAAGGTATAACCATCAATACCAATATAATCTTCTTTCATACAACCAAAGAATAATTGTGAGCCACCATCTATTAAAGATTCTTCAATATTAAAATTATCAAATTTATCCTTATTAAATGTTTTTAAATCACCTCCACAGTCTAAAATTACTTTACCTGGGTAAGTATCATTATAGATGGGTGGTTCAATCCTAGTATAAGTTGTTACTCTACCTTTTTGAATATGTTTATCCATGGTTTCAATAAACCCCTTAGATATAATCATATCGTTATGAAGTAAAATAATTTTATCACCTTTAGCTTTAGCCACAGCATTATTGTAATTTACTCCTAAAGTTACAGTGTCATCTATATGAAGTACTATTTCAACTTCATTTTCATTAGGGTATAAATCCCTAATATTGTTAATTAAATTATCAGTGTAGTCTGAGTTAGTACCTATTGTTGGTATTATAAGTGAAATCATATTATATTTTTGTCTTTTAAAGTTTGTATTCCTCTTTCAAGATATTCTTGCATTTTAGATTCAAATAAAGCTCTTTGAGAATGTTTATCACCTTCTTTAAAAACTATATGATCTCTATAATATTTTGAAAACCCATCAATATTATCTCCTACTAAAGGGCCTGATGGATACATCCAAATAGTTTCTCCTTGAAGTAAGTACTGCTGAAAATCTACTCCTAATGACTTAACATAATTAGTTATCATTAATGAGTACCAATCCCAAGGTCCATAACCCACCCAATCTTCTTGGACTGGACATAAATCTTCATAAAATGATTTACTACAAAAATCAAACCAACCCGCAAATTTACTTTTTTTAGTTGGGTATAAACTTACATCTTGATTTAAATTTTTATTATCATTTCTGATATCAAATATATCTACTTTGAGGTAATCTGAGTAAGGGATATCTAAATATTTAGGGTTTGTAATTTCATCCCAATCAGCATCACCTACTTTTGATATGTTAGGTGTTATGATAAAATACTTATTAGTTATTTGTCTAGCACTTTCTATTAAATAAGGTAAAGTGTACTCACTAAAATATATATCAGGGCAAATACCTAAATAATAATCAATTTCAGGTGCTATACATTCTCGTTGTAAATCTAAATGCCCATATAAATTTTCATTATCATGTATTCTACTTATATGATTATAATCTTTAAGTAGTGGAGCTAATTGAGTGTATTTGTCTATAAAGTATTGTTTAGGAAATTTAGTTTGATCCCAATCAATAGTATAATTAGATAAATTTAAAACCGTTTCAACATAAACATTAACATCATCAGGTAAATGATATTTAGTTTTTTTAAGTTGGGTATAGGTTAATAAGGCATAATCTATCTCCCAAGGCATCAAATGTATAATAATTTTTATATTCATTTTAATCTATCAAAAACGTTTTTAATTCCATTTTCTAATCCTATATAAGCTATTGGCAGCTCATTATAAGTTCCTATATAATTTTCTCCTGGGGTAGGGTTTTGTATATTAATTGGGACTTTATTTATTGATAAGTTATTTATTTGCTTAGCTATATTACTTAATGAAACTGTATCATCATATATACAATCTATTTCTTTTTGTAAATTAGTTCCTGTTATATAAAATTCAATTATAGAAATTAAGTCAGGCATATAAATAAAATCCATTAATTTATCTTGGTGTATAACTATAGGCTCATTATTTAAGTAACGTTGTATACTAGATTTGATAAAACGTGTATCTTTTTCTTTTTCATCAAATACAGCATATATTCTTAAATTATAAAAATTATCATACTTGTGAATAAGTTTATTTATAATCTTCTTACTAAAGCCATATGGAGTATATTCTGTTCTATATTCAGCTCCTGAACCAAATGATATTAATTTGTTAAACTGTTCTTTTTTTCTAATTAGATTATAAAACATAATTAGGTTATAAAAACTAACTGTTTCATCCTCTTCTTTTAATCTACTTCCACCTAATGTAGCTGTATGAATAACAACATCAAAATGTTTCCCTTCAAAAAATTCATCTACTGATTTAGAATCAAGTAAATCTAATTCTTCTCTTCCAGGAGATAATATATGGTATTTTTCCCATAAACGGTTAGTAATGCTTTTAGCAATATAACCATTACCTCCTGTAATTAATATTTTTATTCTATCCATTGTATATTATTTAATTCTCCTGGTATAAATTTTCCTTCATCATCTAATTTAGCTACTACTTTTGGTTCATGGAATTCATCTGGATCTGTAAATACTTCTAATACACATGGTCCATCTTGAGATAAAAATTTAGTTAATGTAGGATGTATATTATCATTATTGGTAATATTAAAATAAGGTAAGTCATAAGCTTTAATTAATTTTTCATAATTAGGAAATGATACACCACTATTTTTTTCTGATGCTACATAATTACCATTAAAGAATGTTTTTTGAGATACCTTTATAGATAAGTACCCATCATTATTAATTACTATTAATTTAATAGGAAGATTATAATGTTTCATAGTTTGCAATTCATGGACATTTAAGTGTAAACTTCCATCTCCTTCTATACAAACTATTTTATTATGTGTAGCGGCTCCAATTGCAGCTGGTAATCCATAACCCATAGGAGCACATCCTGTATTTGTGATTAATCTTTGATTACCTGTTAAATCCATTACTTGCATAGTAACTACATTAGCTGAGCCATCACTAGTTACCACATGGTGATCTTTAGGTAAGACTTTAGATAACTGTTCTATAAAAGCATATACACTAGTATTATGTTTTTTATCTCTATGTCTTTGTAATACTTTAGGGGCTTTATTACTTTCTTTACATTCTTCTAACCATTCTGAATTACTCACATTGATATCTTCTTGTAATAACTTATTAATAAAGTCTTTAGCATCTGAATGTATTTTATGGTCAGGGAATAAAGTTGGTTTGTTTAACTCATTTTGGTCTATATCAACATATATCCTATGAGCTTGTTTAGCAAATCCTTTAAAGTTATATCCTGTTTGTCTTACATATAATCTACTTCCTATTGATAATAAAAAATCACATTCACTTAATAATTTATTAGCACTAATTTGAGCATGTGTTCCAAATCTACCACAGTAATGTTCATAGTCAGAAGTCACTATATCATTTCCATTTACAGCTGAGATAACTGGTATATTAGTTTTAGTTAGCAATTCTCTTAACTCCTTTACTCCTCCTGATAATCTTATTCCGTTACCAACTAATAGTAAGGGTTTCTTTGCATTATTCCATTTAGTAATAACTTGTTCTATATCTAATTCACTAGCTTGATGAAACTCAATAGATTCATTATACCCATGCAATTGTTCAGGATTAATTTCAGCTGATTGTATATTAAGAGGTATATCTAACCATACAGGACCTGGTCTTCCTGTTGTTGCTAAAGTACAAGCTTTTTCTAAATGAAATCTAATATCATCTACATTATTAACTTGTACAGCATACTTTGTCATATTTTTAACTGACTCAACAATATTATATTCTTGGTCTCCTAACTGTCTTAAAGGTAGTCCAGTAAAATTAGTTGTTAATTCTTTATTTACCTGACCACTAATAAAAATAACAGGTATAGAGTCTTGCCAACTACATAATGTTCCTGTCATAGCATTAGTAGCACCAGGACCACTTGTAACAATACAAGCTCCTAATTTACTATTCATTCTAGCATATCCCTCAGCTGCTATAGCTGCTGCTTGTTCATGGTGGGTAGCTACATAATTAACTCCCTCAGTATGCCCTAAAGAATCTATAAGAAAAATACATCCTCCTCCTGATACAGTGAATATAGTATCAGTGTTGTGTTTATCTTTTAAATATTGTATTATATAATCAGATACTCTCATATGTTTCTTGTAAAGCTTGTTTTATAATTTTTATATCTTCTATATCTTGAAGAAAGTTATGATCTGTAGATAAGACCATTGTTAATTTTCCTGTACTCTTTTTATCTGATTTTACTATCTCTAATAGACTATCTAAATCAAACCAAGACTGTTCTAATTTTATATTAGACCTATTTATTAATTCTTTTCCTTTTAATAGTAATAAATCATAATTAGGTACTTTATATTTTAGCTTATTAGCAATTCGACTTGCAATTATACTTCCTAAAATGACAGCTATACCATGAGGGAGATTATTTTGTGATGTGGTTTCTAAAGCGTGTCCAAATGTATGTCCAAAATTTAAATACTTACGTTCTCCTTTATCAAATTCATCTCTAGAAAGTATATCTCCTTTAAATAATAATCCTTTATATATCATATTATTTATATCTCCATCAATGTTAAATTGATCAATTTTATTTTCCAGTATATGAAATTTATATACTTCACCTAACCCACTACAATAATCTAATGTAGATAAAGTTTTTAAAAACTCAGTACAAATATAAATGTTGTTGGGTGGGTAAAATGTTCCTAAAATATTTTTCTTACCTTTAACATTTATAGAAGTTTTTCCTCCTAAACAACTATCAGCTTGAGATAATAAAGTTGTTGGAACTAAATCATATTGAATACCTCTACAGTATGTTGAAGCACAAAATCCAATTAGATCTTGTAAAATACCTCCTCCTATTACTACTAATTTAGTTTGTATATTAGCTTTTTGTTCAATTAAAGTATCAAAAATATTATATGTGCCTTCTAAGGTCTTAGCATTTTCATTACATTCTACACTAATATTTGCTTCCCTATATAATTCAGGATATAATTTAGAAACATTACTATCTATAAAAGTAATAGTATGAGGTTGGTCAATAAGGGATTGTATGTTATTAAGAGTATCTACAAACTGGATATTGTAGTTATTAATTTTTGATTGTATTTTTATAGTATTGTACATGAATATCCTCCGTCTATTATTATATTTTGTCCTGCTATAAAATTATTTTCTATTGTAAGTTGGTAAACTAGTTTCGCTACTTCTTCTGGTGTGCCTAATCTTTTTAGAGGTATTTGGTTTGTAAGGTTTTGTATCTCTAATTCTGAGTTGTTTTGATAGGTTAAATCAGTCCCTATGAATCCAGGTGATACAGTATTAGCTATTATACCTTGGTCTCCATATTCAGCTACAATTGATTTTGTTAGGGCATGTATAGCATTTTTACTAGCACTATAAGCTAATCTTTTAGGTTTAGCTAATTCTATCCAAATACTCCCTATGTTTAATATTCTTCCATAACCTTTATTTAGCATATAAGGAAGACATTGTTGAATAATTGAAAGAGGTGACTGGTAATTTACCTTCATCACCTCATTATCATTTATTTCTTCAATATGTTTTAGAGGATTTACCCCAGCATTATTAATAATAATATCAAAATTAGTTTTTACTAGTGTAAAGTCCTTTGTTAGGTCTAATTCTTCTCTTGATGGAGAATACACATCATGACCTTTTTCTTTAAATAGAGTCACAATTGCTTTACCTATACCTCTAGAACCTCCTGTAACTAGTACCTTCATATTAAAATGTAGAAGATTGGTTGATACGATCTTGAATCATTTTGATTCGTTTAATATCTTGATTTGATAAAGCTGTATAATATTCATGTTTACTAGTCATCCACTCGTATTCAAACATTTGAGCTTTAGCTAATGCTCTAGATAAATTCTTTAATGATATTGATGGATCAAAAATACAATATCTAGTTTCAAATTTATCAAGTAATCCTTCTGAGTGTAATTTTTTAAGGAAGTCTAATGACTCAATAGATACTGCTCCACCTAAGCAAGCTTTAAGTCCTTTAGATTTTGCTTTAGTAAATACTTGTTTAGCTAATTTATAAACCTCTTCACTATTAACATAAGATCTATCCTTACCCATTGATGATACTAAATCAACTCTACCTACAGTCACTCCATATAAATCCTGTACTTCAGGAATGGATAATATTTTATCAGAGTTATTCATAGCGGTGATTGTTTCTAGATTTACATTCAATTGCAATGAACTTAAAGTATCTTCTGATATATGAGTTTTAGTAGCTTGTAAGAATTTTACTAGACCAAATTCTGATTCAACCATAGGAGCAACAATTCCTTTTACTCCAATAATAGTAGAGTCTTTTAAATCTCTAATTGCTTCTGGCCCTCCTATTTTAAGTGTAATTTTGACTTTAGCCTCATTACATACTTGTTTAAGTCTAACTGTTTCATTAAAGGTAGCACCTTCATCTTCGAAACTAGTTTTAATACCTACTAGCCCCTCATTTTCAACAAGGTCTGTTAGGATTTTTACACATTTTGATTCTCTTGTATTCATGTTTATTATTTTTTAGTTATAATTGCAACTGCGTAAGCGTTTTGAATATCATGATGTATTTCTATACTTTTAATATTTTTTTCCAAATAGTCTATTTCTTCAGATAATAAATGTTCAGAAACAATTTTACCTGTTTCTTTAAACTGTTGAAGTATTTTATAAGTCTCATCATTTCGTATACAACATACTACTTGTTCTGGTATTGACATATCTTCTAATATGTAATATCCTCCTGACTTAACATATTTAAATAAATAACCTAAAGAGATCATTTGATGGTTATGTTCATGTGAACCGTCTTCTAAAATAAAATCAAATTCAGTGCTACCATATTCCTGGTACATATTTTTCATATGTTCTCTATTACTTTGATCCCCTTGATAAAAGAAAACATTATCATTTTCAGTTATACATAATTTTGAAGACATATCAACAATATCAAAAGTATGAATATGAGCTTTAGTAAAATAATCATTCCACATTAATATTGAATGACCTCCTTCTGATCCCTCCATACACACTCCTACCTCTAACATTTTTATAGGCTTATCTCTTAAAGGAGTTAATAATTTATCATAGATTGGAGCATACCCATGAACACTAGATCTAGGATAAATTGTAGCTTTATCTGTTTCGTACTGTATCGCTAACTCGTCTAATGTTTTTACCATATAAATTTATTTTTATAATATTCTACTATTGATTTTAATTCTATTTCAAAATTCATTTCAGGTTTCCATCCTAATGCTCTTAATTTATCATCATTTAAAGCATATCTAACATCTTGACCTTGTCTATTACATGAGAAGTCTATAAAATCCTCTAAAATATAAACTTGATCATTATTATATAATGTAAGTAATTTTTTTACAGTATCCAAATTACTCTGTTCAAACCCTCCACAAATGTTATAAATTTCATTTTGTACTCCCGATTCAATTATTTTAATAACAGCGTTAGCTGTGTCTTGAGCATGTAGCCAATTTCTAATTGGAGTACCATTATTATGTAAAGGTATTTTTTTACCTAATTTTAAATACTTAAGTGATTTAGGGATTAATTTTTCAACATATTGACCTACACCATAATTGTTTGTGGGTCTTATTATGATATAAGGTAAATTATAAGTTCTACCCCAAGCTGTTATTAACATATCAGCTGCTGCTTTAGTAGCTGAGTATGGATTAGAAGGTTTAAGTAAATCTGTTTCAATATGTTCTCCTTCTTCAATATCTCCATATACTTCATCTGTACTGAAATGAAGTAAAATAGGTTTAGATGTATTTTCTCCTCTATGGTTTTTTATTAACTCAAGTAAGTTATGTACCCCATTTATATTTGAAGATACAAATTCATCACTGTTAACTATGGAATTACCAACGTGAGTCTCAGCGGCAGTATTAATTATATAATCACAATCATATAAAAATTTTAAGTCGTTTATATCACAATCTACAAATGAGAAATTATCATATTCTCTAAACTGATGTAGTAATTCTTTATTGGCAGCGTAAGTCATTTTGTCAACTCCTTTAACATACCATCCTTTTTTTAAGCATTCTCTTGTTACATAAGATCCTATAAACCCTAAGCAACCTGTTACGTATACTACTTTTTTCATATTAAAAATTCATATCACATTCTTCTATTAAGAATTTTTTTGTTTCTTTATTAAACCATATATTTTTCATCTCATATATAGCCTCATTATATTCCTCTTTAGTTTTAACTCCTAAAGCTTCAGCGTAATGAAATACTTTTATTTGTTTATTATCAGGAGTAAATAATTTATTATCTCTTACCTGGTAAGTTGAGGTAGGATAAACATCACCTATAACTCTACTATTTGGATCTTTATAGTTACCACTATATAATTTTCCTTGACGCATTTGATCACCACCACAAGCACTTCCTTTAGACCTAACATTATATAATGAGTTGGCTTTATTATAAGGAAAATCTACAATACTGACTTTAATATTTAATTGGTCTTGATTTTGATATAAGTAATTCATACCTCCCTGTTCAGCATGGCCAGTCCAAAATTCAATAGATTTGTCATATAACATTTCAGCTGCATATAAATTATTAAAACAAACTACATCAGCATTAATAAAATCTACATCATTGTAAATAAAACCATTATGCTCAAATTGAACACTTTTAGGAGCCCAATAATCTGTTTTTATAAACAAATATGGAGGACCAGATGAGCATATTAAGTCATCAGTATCATTGTTTATAAATTCATCTAAATATGAACATGTAAAGGTATCTACACCCAACATTATAATTTTATCATATTTTTTCTGTCTTATTAATTCTCTAATAAGGTGAATTCTAACTAAACCTAAATTATCATAATAATCAGTTATATTTAAATCTTTTAAATATGATTCAAAATTATCATTAGTGATATGATGTATATCAACTTCGGGATGCCATTTTTTAAAACTATTTATAGCATTAGGAGCTAAAAAATCATCTTTTTGATAATTATCATATTCCTCATTACTAATTTGAAGGAAAAAACATCCTATTTTTTTATCGCCCATATTAATTATTAAAGAATTTATCTACAATTGTTTCTATATAATCAATTTGTTCTAAGGTAATTACAGGTGAACATCCTAAGAAAAATGTATCAGTTGTTACTTTTCTTGATACTGGATATTTTTCAATTACTTCTTTTGAATCAATTAAGTGAGAGTATCCTGGTTGCAACATAATGTTACCTGCGAAATAAGGTCTTGTTTGAATCTTATTTTTTTCTAAGTACTGACAAAATTCAGCTCTTGTGAAATCCATTCCATCTCTAACTGTTAATGCAACTGCAAACCAATCTGGGTCTGATTTATCTGTTGCTTTAGGTAATATAAATTTATCTTCATATTTTTTAAAGATGTCAACAATTGCTTTATGGTTTCTTCTTCTTAGTACTCCAATTTCTTCTAATTTACCTAACTGAATATTACCCATTGCTGCTTGTAACTCAGTTGGTTTCAAATTGTAACCAATCTCTTCGTAAGTGTATTTGTGATCAAATATCTCATTAGGTAAACTTGGTAACCAGTTACTAAATCTAATTCCACATGAACCACATTCTAAAGCATTTGCTTTACCTTGACAGTAACATCCTCTACCCCAGTCTCTAAAACTTCTTAAGATTTTTTCCAATTGAGGATCACTACATGCTACAAATCCTCCTTCACCCATTGTAATATGATGTGCTGGATAGAATGAACATGAAGCCATTTTACCAAATGAACCTAACATTTTACCATCATAAGTTGTTCCTAACGCGTCACAACAGTCTTCTAATAAAATTAAGTCATATTTATTTATAATTTCCATTAATCGATCCATGTTAGGTGGATTACCTAATACATGTGCAAATGTAATGATTTTAGCATCTGGATGATCAATACATGCTTGTTCTACTTGATCTAAATCTAAATTTAAAGATTCTAATTCAATATCAACAAATATAGGTGTAAAGCCTACTTGGATAGCAGGACTAAGTGTTGCTGGGAATCCAGCTATTGGAGTAATTACTTTTGTACCCTTAGGTAAATTCATTCCTCTTTTAGATGTTAAAGCTAACATCATTAATAAGTTAGCACTTGAACCACTATTAACAATAACTCCTGTCTTGTGTCCTAATTTTTTAGGGAAGCGTCTTTCAAACATTGCTCCTTCTTTTCCTAATACTAACCAACCCTCAAGCATAGTTTTAACAACCGCTTGAGCTTCTTGACCATCAAAGTAAGGTCCAGCATATTGGACTAAGTCCTCTCCTGCGACCCATTTCTTTTCACTGTCTTTTTTTGTAATGTACTCCTGTACTAAACTTAAAATATTATCCATGTAACTAATTTTTATTTAATGTAATAAAAGAAATTTGAGTATCCAAATATCTTATAAATTAATTTAAAAGCTCATAAGAGTATGATTTTAAATACTCATTAATTATTTTATTTTCTACTTCTTCATCTATCTCCCACTCATTTGAAGTATAAATTATATCAAGTATAGATTTTAAATAATATTGTATCATTTCTTCTTTATCAATATTAGGATTAATATCTGTAATTGATATTCTATCTTTCCAGAATAAAGGTAAACTATCTATTTCAAATTTATAGTCAGTTCCTGATTTATCATGAGCATAATAATTTTCATTTTTTGGATTTATATTAATCCAACCTTCTTTATAATCATCATACCCATATCTTATTTTCATATCATTTTCAAAAAATCCAGGAGGAATATCTAAAGCGGGGCAATTATAATTTGAAATTTGAGAGTGACCATATCCATCAAAATGTCTAACTAACTCTTTAAATGGGATAAAAAATCGTATTTGAGGAACTGGTATTACCCATCCTATAGAGATTGTCCAATGTGAGTCAGGTCGTGGAAAGTATCCTCCTTTAAGATCATGTTTACACCACCATTCATAATATACCTGTTTAGTTATTATTTGTATACTATCATGTACTGTTGAATCTAGAGTTATACATCTATCTTCAATTTTATATGATGTAGGATCTTTAGGGGCTAAATGTAAACCAGATTTAGCCATTCTAATACATTCAGGAAAATGTGAAAAACCACTTGTAACTAAAGGATAATTACTATCTTTTTTAATACATTCAATTAAATTTTTTAAATGCTCAGTATCTGAATCTATAAAAATATGATCATGATTACAGCAGAACCATATTAGATCATCATCTAAAATTTTATAAGTTTCTATCCAGTCTTGCTGGTATCCATTTCTCTCCCATTCTAGAATTAGATTAAAATTTTTAAATTCATTTTTAATGTAATTTTCTAATTCTTGTTTTCTGTCTTTATATTTACCTTCTAAAGTTATTTTTAATATAACTTTACTCCAAGGATAAGCTACTGATAAACTTGATAAAGAGTATTTAAAAATATCTATTTGATCATAGTCTTGTAAATTACCTCTATCATATTTGTAATAAACTCTTTGTAAATTAACATTAGGATAAGGTGGGGTAGGTGATTCTTCTGTAAAAATAGTATTTAATAATAATATCATAATAAAATATCTTATATTTCTCCTTTATCAATTTGTTTTAATACCTCTATAATACCATCTATATTATCTAGTTCCCATGGATAATTTCCTTTATCAACTTGATTAGGATCTAATTCTTCAGTTAAATAACTACCCACACCATTTAATACTATTAAATTAGTTTTAGATTTATTTGAAAATTGTGATAATTTGTAATTTAACCATTCACCCATTCTAGGATTAGTTAAAATTATATTAGTGTTATTTTTATCTGAAAATAATATATTAATATTAGAAGCACTGTTTTGTTGAATTATATTTTTGTATGATTTAAATATTTGTATTTTTCCTTTTAAATCATAATCCATTAATTCAATTATATCATAGTCAAGTTCAGTTTTTACCTTATCAATAAATTCTAATTCATTAACTAAATCTCTTTTATGGTACCATCCTCTTTTAATAGTGTCTTGCCTTGAAATGTAACATCCATTTTTAACAGGTGTTAATGATGGTACTTTAGTTACAGTTTCTATTATTTTATCTATTATATAATTGTCTCCATTACCCTCAGGGAAACCATACAATATATTAGGTATAATTAATTTAGATACCAAGTACTTAATATCTTTTTTTAATACAATTATTTTTATATCTTTACCCTCATAATATAAATCTAACCATTGTTTTATAAAAGTATTATTACCCTCAGTTTGATAAAAATCTTCTGGGATACCTAAAACTATATTAGGATTATTTTTTATTAATTCATCATAATAAAGTACCTTTCCAAACAAATCAAAAAAGAAATGAGCATAATTTAATCCAGCTGGGTCATAAAGTAAAAATAAATCTTCAGTTATGATCTCATCATGTATCATATCAATATTATGATTTATAATAGGTAAAGTTTTATGTCCCATTTTACCATAATCTTTTTGATCTAAATCTAATTCAACATTATTATGAATTAATTTCATCCATCCTTGCCCTATACCCTTTTCTATAATAGGATCTTTATGCTGTATTAAAGTATCCTCTAAAAAGAAACAATAATGTCTATGAGGGTGAGTTAAATCAGGTATATTTACATCTATTATTTTCATAAAATGTCTATTAAATTATTAGTAACATCAATTAGTTGTTTTTTTCTATTAGATACTCTGATTGATTCACTTGCTATTAAGATATTTAATTCTTCTTCTTTAATATCAAGTTTAGTTATATACTCATTATAACATATATTATAGAAGTCAGCATCTAAATTATAATATAAAACACTAAATAAATGTTTAGCAGCATCTATAACATAGGATTGATAGACATCTTCTGAATATATAGGATCTATTAGGTATAATTTACCCTCATTTTCAATTTGATTATGAGTGGAGAAATCTCCATGATTGAAAGTATTAGGTGGGTTAATTGAATTTAATTTATCAATTAATTTATTTCCAGACTTTATTGAAGGATTGTTTTTGATATGATTTTCAATTCTTTCAATATAAGAATTAAAATTAACTTTATTAGTTGGTTTAGTATTTTTAAATTTTCTTAAAGTATTAAGAATTAAATCTACATTATAACAAGAAGAACCTTCAATAAAACTAGTTGCTATAGTATCCTTATCATAACTTAAAACTGAAGGTATATCTAATCCTATTTCTAGTGCTTTATTATACCAAGATACTTCTTGTATAGTTGAGTCACTTTTCTTAACTACACAATCATTAATTCGTCTTACTTTATTATTAGTAAATTTAGAATCTAATTTGTTATAATAGATTGTATCTTTAATATTATAACCTCTATCATCAATATAAGCATCTCCGTACTCTTTATTAAATGATAATTCATTATAGGTTACTCCATTAATGTTTAACCAATTAGTTATAATTTTTCCATATTTGTCTTCCCTTTCTTTAATAGTGGAGCAAGATTTACATCCTCGAGCTGTTACTATTTTTATATAATTACCATCATTATACATCTGATTAATAAGGGTAATTAATTTAAGATTAGGATGCATTGTTGGGATATTACTTGTATCTCCTAACGCTAATGTTCCATCAAAGTCTACTACAATAACCATAAATTATCCATATAAGAGTTAATATCACCTAAATTAGTATGTTTTTTAGAGTAAACTACATTTACACATTCTGCCTGATTATAATAAGCTAATAAACTTTCTTCAGTAGCAGTTTTTAAGTAATCAAAAAATAATTTTCCTTCAACTGAATAGGCTCCAATTGATATATGCCCGGTTTCAGTTTCCTTTTCATTACCTTTTAAATATTTAAAATTTTGATCTAACTCTATAAAACCATATTTTAATCCATCTAATTTATAATTAGTTATAGCTAAACTATTATGTTGAAGTTTATTTAATACTTCAGAATCTATTATAACATCACAATCATGGATTATTACTGATTTATATTTCTCAGGTATAAATTTAAAACATTGTTT